TCCCTTGTGGAAATGACTAAGTGAGTTTACAGATTTGGGAATAATTTGTAGTAAGTTTAGAGAATTTCTGGAAATAAAATATCTAGTTTCTGGAAATAGTTCACCTAGTTTCTGGAAATAGACAACCTAATTTCTGGAAATAGTACACATACTCACCTGTGGCTTTAGCACCCTAGGCCGGATCGCGATACCGACCGGGATACCCTGGTCATTATGTCAACCAAGTGCCAGATCGGGGTCGCAATGCGTCGCGGTGCGTCGTCCGGAAACGCCGAAAACTCGGACGTTGCGGGGCGATACGTTGCGGACTTTCCGTCGGGGTGGCATGATGGAGCCAGCAAATCGGGGAGGCGGACAGTGAGTAGCCAGTACCCTGGTTTAAAATTAAGTTTAAGGGAGGACTTTTGAATGGCAAAAAAGAAGGGTGAAGTCAAACTGGAAGGAACGGCTGAAATTTTAAAAGCCGTCGCCGCAGGAACATTGACCTTGGAGGATGCGACGAAGTTGTTGGACCTGGCATCAAAGGCCAATGGGGCAAGTACCAGCAAAGGCCCCAAAAAGGCCAAAGTTGGGGATAAGTTCAGCACCGAGTGTGCAGTTTCAGACCAAAAAACCAAAGACGGCAAAAGAGTAAAAACTTTTGTCGGCAAAGACTCCAACCCCTGGGAAATTGCAGGGATTATAACATCCCCGGGTAAAACTTTTAAACGGGTCAAGGTGACCATAGAAATCTTAGAAGTCTAGGTGGTCTGACCACCTAGACTTCTAAAAAGCGGTGGGTGATTCATTTCTGAATCACCTGCCATTTTACTTTTTTGGTTTTTTTTTCCTAGTGCCCCGGTCTTATAGACTACCCAGCGTTAGGTTAGGCTGTTCGGCGTAGCGTTGAATAGTTTGGCGGTTTACGGGTAGACTATAAGACCAGGGGCAACTTTTAGTATCACACCACAAGACCACAAGATGCTAAGACACTACGGTACTACGGTACTACGGTACTACGGTACTACGGTACTACGGTACTACAGCTTGTGGGTTTGTGGTGTGATGCTTTTAGCACACCACCACGTAAGACCTGACGATTTGCAGGCTGTGGCGAAAGGAGAAATAATGTTAAAAGTTTGTGTGAATAGGTTCCAAGAAGCCGGGTTTACGTTTAAGCCCGGTTTCGTTGTCCTGGTAGATGACCAGGATAACACCATGGCCGTAACTAGCGGTTGGGATCATCGAGATTCCCTCGGGGTAATGCTCTTCGTGTATCGTCCGACTAAGGACGGTATATGGGAGGGCCGTTGGGAAGATGAGACAACTTTCCCGGTGCTAGATGCACTGGAGATGATTGACCTGTGGGTCGACGTTACTGACTTAATCAAGGCTGTGGCTTATGCCACAGGGAAGGAGCTTTATGTTTCTGAAAACGATGTGGTTTTTACTGACACCGTTGGTGGTGAGAAGTGCAACAACGGTGGGGAATATGGGTTTTACACCCGATATATCCCCCTTACAGAATACCCTGGTATATACAAGGTATATACCGAAACCACATGCGATTTTGACGCATGTGGTACGGGCTATCAGGGCATCCGCGCCCTGACAGTCAGGGAATACAGGAGGCTCCGCAGGGCCTCCGACAAGATCGAAGCAGAGGGCAGTCTGTACTAGGGAGTTTATTCCCGTCCCGGTCCTGCTGTATTGTAGGACTGGGGAGGGAGGAAACTCCACAGATCAGCAGGTCGAGCTTGCTGATCTGAGTGTACGGGTTATACCCCGTATAGACTAAAAAATCCGGTAATCGGGAGATTAGTTTTTTCCCGTCCCAACCTTCAGAGAGGGTTGGGGAGGGAGGATGCTATGAAAGGAGGTGACTGAATGTTTGACGTATGGTTTATTCCCACATGTGTAAGTTGCGGCAAGACGTTTAAAATTATAATGACTAACACACAACTTACAGAATTGTTGGCTGGTGATAAGAAGGTACAGGATATTTTTCCGACTTTTACACCTGCAGAACGGGAGCTTTTAATTTCCGGGATTTGCGGAGAATGTTTTGACAAAATGTTTTCTGAAGATTCTGACTTGGTTAAACGCCCCGACTACTGTACGCAGAACGATGGCGATTGTGTTACATGCAGTCTGGTCAGTTATGGTAGAGACTGTATGAACAATTCAATTTAGGAGGTGAGAAAATGTACTGGGAATTTAACCAAAATAACTCCGGTGGGCGGTTTGTGGTTAATGACAAACTGTGTCACCGGGTAATCGTCGAAGCGCATAGCTTCGAACAAGCGGTTGAAAAAGCGGAAGAACTGGGGTGTTATTGGCAGGGGGTTTCTCAAGGGATTGACTGTCCCTGCTGTGGAGATCGCTGGTCTAAGTGGGAAAATAAAGTAAAAGCTGAAACACTGGAAGAAGTTATAAAACATTACCAAGACTTAGCCAACCGGTACGGTTGGACTGTACCAGATTGCAGGATTTTCCTGCTTAACGGTGAAGTTATTGAAATACTCATTCAGAAGTAGTTTCCTGCTTGCTGAACACTTGAGGGTGTTCAGCCGGGAGTAAACTATGAAAGGGGGTGGTCTTATAAGCATTTTTTGGTTAGGTTTTTTCGTCGGTGGTATTATTGTTCTTTCGGCGTGGATTTGGGTTTTTTGGTGGCTAAGGAGGTGAGAAAATGTTTTTAATCGGAGATCGCGTAAGGTGTGTTGCAGTACAAGACGGTAACCACAGAACACTGAATAAACTCGGCACAGTAATTAATACAGTAATTAATAAGTTTACGGATGCTGGTGTTAGCTGGTGTGCCGTAGAATTTGACGAGCATATTGGCGGTCACGACGATAGTGGCGGCCAAACAGGGCATGTTTGGTGTTTCCCGCCCGAAAAATTAGTGCTTGCCACTTCTAAAGAATGCGTTATGTACTACTACATACGCACTGTTGCACAAGACCATGACTGTAGTGCGTTAGTGGTTAAAGGGACTATGGTTGGTGATCTGTTAGAAGGAAAAGTAATCCTTTCTACGCGCTGTGCCAAGTGCGATTTACCGGGCAGACACCTGGATGGAATGGCGTTTAAGAAACGTAACTCTGAATTTATGATAACTGATATTGCTAGAAATTTTTACTGTTTAACGCCGCAACTTTCCCGGTGGTTGGTAGAAGCTACTACCACAAGTTAGGGGGTGTTAGAGTGTTTAGTGTAGGGGATAGGGTACGGTGTATGCAACCACATGACGGTAATCCGTGGATTATGGACCAGTGTGGAACAATATGGGAGATAGGCAGCGGAGGATGTGCGGGTTTCGCTTTGGTTATATTCGACAATCAAGTTCATGGTCACAATGCTATTCCTGAGTATGCAGGGCGTTGTTGGTGGGTTCCATTTACTCATTTAGAACTTGTAACGGATAAAGTTATGGATAGTTATTTTTATATGGGTCACGCTGTGAACGATAAAGACAACAAGCATTGGTGCTACGATATGATAATCAAGGGACAGTGTGACGCAGATACAGGTACGATTACTGGAAAAGTTGTAGCTACCTCATGCTGCGTATCCTGCGGTATAATGCCGCGTGGCGTTGACGGTCAGCAAGTAACATATAAAGCAAAAGAATATTTGCTTTATGAAAGAAGTCCCTCGTTGTTTGTATTAAGCCAACACATCAACTGGAATTTGTTTGTTCCTGATAAGGACTTGGAAGAGGCTTTATTAAAGCAGAAAGAACTAAAAGATAAAGGAATTAGTGCTTTGTGCTTTTAGGTTTTACTAAGGAGGGGGCTTAAACAGTGAAACAATTGTTCTTTTTCGTAATTACCTTAATTGTTGTGCGGTGGTTTTGCCAAGCCGTTGGCTTGGCTGTTTTATTTTTAAAGTAGAAAGGAGGTATTACTATGTCGGTTATTGAAAGAATGGCTAGTATTTCCAAAGAGGACCCGGAACTGCTGGAGCAGGCATTACAGAATCAGATTATTTACGACAAAATCAAAGATGTTTCTGATGCGGTGCTGTTCGCGTTTTTTGCAGGCGTAATTCAGGGCCGCAGAGTTTCAGGACAATACCAGGGCTATGATATGGAAGGTTTAGCCCTAAAGGTTGCGTCACTGGCGGCAAAGGAGGAATGGTAGCGGTGTCAAAGCCAATTTATCCAGTTGAGGGGTACGCGGCGGTTAGGTATTTCTATAGCCTGTTGGCTATAGAAGCCTTAGCTAAGCCGGATATGTGGCTTAAAAGCAACCGCTGGTGGGTTAAAGCGTTCCAGCAGCACAAAGAGCAGTACATAAACAACCTTGCCAATATGCTCTTTGATTACATTGTGTTAACGTGCGGTGGGGAGGCACGTCACGCAGATGTTCACTGTAAATATTGTTGTCGGGGGCTGCCCGCAGGTGGTGGTAGGAATATGGCTTATGCAAAACTAAAAGCGTATGACCCACAAAGTATTTTGGAAGCGTCCTCTATACTGTTTAACAACTACTATTGGCAGTCTGCTTATGGTGGGGAGAAGTGGGGTACGATAGCCGACGCAGGGCTTAACCGATTCAAATTTGGTTCTGTAGTTGGTTTCATAGACCATGTGGTCGATCTAAGCCATAATGGTTCGATTTTCCTTAATAAACGGGATACTATGATATTTGCTATGGATGAAATAGGAAGTGGCGTCTACCAGAGTTTTCTGACCCAAAAAACAGAGACTAAACACCCGACTTGGTTAATTGTGAAGTCTGGATATAGTAATAATCTAGTTAACATCGGCAAAAGCCTGGGAATTTTACCCAACAACAACAAATACCCCTTACACCCTTACATTACGGTTTCTCGTACTATAGAGCCTTACTGTATTACTGCTTGGTACCCTGATTATTACGAAGAAAAAGCAGCATTTACGCCAGCTTATACCTCTTTACTCAGTGAAAAATACAACTGTTCCTGGAAAAACTTTGATAACTATGTGGCGGCGGTGTTAGCTTATGTACCTATTCAATGGGGCCAGGAAATTGTTGATAAAACTTTCGAGAAAACTGGCCGGCGTTTTGGGGAGGACGGGAGCAGATATTACCGAAGAGAACGGAGAGAACGAAGAGAGCGAAGAGAACGGGAAAGAGAGGAAGGAGGTGTAGTAGTTGAGCCGACGAAAATACAACCTAAAGAGAAAAAGACACCAAACATTGGGCCAGTCCAAAGATACGACACTAAATTCAGATACAGAGCAATCGAGGGATAAAACCTACGCGGACTGTCACAAAGGGATAACCGAAATTTATCCACATCTATTTGTGGGTAAGAACCGAGATTACCGGGACTTCTTAGATGTTCCGGTGGATGTTCTCGTACCCTTAGACAGTTTAGATGGTAGGGTATGGGATACTAACTGGCGTGGTGAAATTATGTATGTGCCAATAGAGGATTACGATATACTGCCTGAAGATGTGCTTAAAAGTAAGGCAGATAAAGTAACCCGTATGGTACAGGCTGGATTAAATGTAGGTATCTTCTGCTTAGGTGGTCATGGTAGAACCGGGTATTTTACTGCGGTGGTGTTGGGTATGCTAGGCCAGATCGACCCTGACCCGGTTACTTTTCTACGGAAAAACTACTGTGAAGAAGCAGTAGAAACCGCAGAACAACGGGACCACATAGCAGAAGTATTAAACATGCCTGAGATTAAGGAACTGTACGTCAAACCCACTAGGATAATGGGCTTTCGTAGTTATGGCTTAGATGATTTTACCTCTTGGGGTTATGGCGACGATTGGGGTTATTCTTATGGTGCTACTAAAACAGTTACCGAAAACCGTTGCAACAACTGTGTGTTTTTTACCGCTACATCACAGTGGCGGGGTACTTGTTTCCTCAAAGACAAAGGTGCTGACGATGTATTAAAATATGCAGTTGCTTGCAAAGAATATATAAGCATACATGGGGAGGGATAATGAAGTGGATGTAAGTATATTTTTGCAGGAATATAACCTTGCTAAAGAGAAGTTCTGTGAGTATAGCCCGGCCTACTTTCTTGGTAGGATTGGTCGCTACCGGGTAGACTTGGTTCCGCTTGCTGATGATACTGGTTTGGTTTTAATTACAATAAGACCAAGTATGCTTTCTGCTGATGCATCATATTTACTGCGGCAAGATATTCGGGCTACTCTAAAGCAGACTTGGGAAGTTATATACTGCGATAATACTACTCGTTTACAAATTCATGCTAAACGAAAGCACTTGTATAATGCGATTGGGGACGCGTTTAGGGTGCTGGCAATGTGTGAGGGTTTTTAGTGAGGCGTTCCTGGTTAGAGGTAGTGCTTCTTAGCACTACCTCTTTTAATTTTAAAAGGAGGTTTTGTAAATGCTGGCAGAGTTTAGTTTGGATCAGTCTTGGGAGTTTGCGGAGAGGATGTTGGTTAATTTAGGTTACAACGCTACTAAGGAAGGAGTTGCTGCGCTTAAAACCTTGTGGTTGGAGAATAAAAAACACCTGTTACCTTTCTTTGACCACACCGGAAGAATTATCCATACAGCGGATGAATTTAGCACTATTGATTTCAAAGACATTCAACACGTAGTACGGACACAATGCTTGGAGCATATCCGCAGTAAGGCAAATGCAGAAGATGTTTACTTACTTACGGACATACTGGCGTACTTTTGTTTTTATCTGGTTACGCCAGAAGAGCTTAAGCAGAACCGTCTACTTAAGGACCGTCCTAACCCGGCTAACCAGGACAAAAAACTTAATAAGGGTACTAAAGCATCAAAATACTTCCAGTTGTGGATGCAGAACAACATCCTGGATAGCAAGCCTAACGATAAGCAGAAGCATATTTTGGAAACTTCTCTGAGCTTATTGATTAAGGCTTTGACCAGCACAAAAAATGTAATTATATCCCTTAACCCGCTTGACTATTTACTGGCAAGTGTATCGCCTAATTTTTCCAGTTGTTTTGATATTCAAAAAGGCAATGATGGTGGAGGTATTTATAAAACATCAACACTGTCGTATCTATGTGACAACAAAACATTGCTGGCTTACGTTTACCGTTCTACCTTTAATCCTTTTAGCAATCCTTTAGAACACGTAGAAGTTCCAGCTAAAATTTGGCGGGCTTGGGTTCATCTTGGCTCAACTATTCCGGTGGCTTTAGTCGGACGGCAGTATCCACAGAGCCAAATTCAAACGCAGGAAGCGTTGTATAAACCTTTGCAGGATTTACTGTGTAATGTGCATAATTACGCAGGTGACTTCAGAAACATAGACTATACACACGGTGATTATCTTGTGTCCGATGTGGTAAATTATAGAGCTGCTAACAAGTATTTGCTTTACACTGATGGTCCTACCGCCTGTGTTAAAGCAGAAACCTTAACTAAAAAGATTAAATTACGTATTGGTTCTGAGGGAATACCCTGTATCCGGTGTGGCGAAATCCGGGAGGATCATAGTGCTAAGAGTTTTTACTGTCCTCACTGTGATAATAAAGCACCAATATATTACTGTAACGGTTGCCGTAATCATTTTACCAGTGATGTAGGCGCGGTTAGTATTAGCCCCTCAGTAATTTACTGTCCTTCCTGTGTTCGGGAAAATTATCACGTTCATTATACCCCGGAACCTATTTATGAAGCAGTTTAAGGAGGTTGTCAAATGATTAATTTTAAAGACTATCAATGGGTTTTTGAAGCCAAGCCACAACCATTGTTGGCAAGGCTGGAAACTATGGCTATGGAGGAATTTGGATATAGTCCTGAAAGTTACGTAGTAGGGAGTCTGTTTACTTACATTAAGGGTGACGTACCTGTTATGCTGGTTGCCCATGTAGATACAGTGTTTAAGACCCCTCCACAACTGTTTATCTATGATCAGGAGAGTAACATAGTTACTTCTCCTGATGGTCTGGGAGCTGATGATCGTGCCGGGGTGGTGGCTATTTTGGAGATACTCAAGGCTGGTTTAAGACCACATATACTGTTATGTGACTTGGAAGAATCAGGTGGTAAGGGTGCTACAGACGCAACTAAAAAGCTGGAAGTACCAGAGGTAAAGTTTATCATTGAACTCGACCGGGCGGGAGAAAATGACATGGTGTTTTATAGTTGTGATAACCAAAAGTTTACCAAATATATTAAGAGTTTTGGTTTTACTAAGGCTTACGGTTCTTTCACAGATATTTCCATACTCTGTCCTGCCTGGGGAATTGCTGGAGTTAATCTTTCAGTAGGTTACAGACACCAACATAGTGAAAGGGAATACCTTAATCTTAACCACTTGGAAACCACTATAGGCAGGATCAAACAAATATTCAAGAACATTCCTAAAAGAATCTTTAAGTATGAAAAGGCTAAGTACAGCTACTTTGACTATAGCCCCGGACAACGTAACGCTTGCTGGAGCAATGGTTTTTGCTATGATTCATGGCTCAATGGGCATAGTTTGGATGAGTATTATGACAAGTATGTGTCTACAGAAGCAACAAAAAATACCGCAGAAGTTAAACAATTACCACAAGATACTGCCGATAAACATTGTTCGCTAGAAGATATTGATAAAGAAAGTGCGGATGATTTTACTTTACTGTTAGCGATTACTGCTGAAGATTTGTACAATAACACTGATTTTGGATCAATGAAAAATTGGGATAACTTCCTACGAGACAATGCAGATGACTTGCTGTGCGTTGCTGAAGGTTTTGTGATAGACGCTATACTGGAATACTATGAGCGTCATTACAGTGGTTGTGATAGGTATGGAGCAGTAATGGAAGATTAAACCGATAGAACTGCTTGTACCTACATGATAAACTAAAACAAATTAATTTTAAAGGAGTTGTTGTTTAGTGTCTAATCAAATTCAATGGTTTATCCCCCGGCGTAATCCTACAACGGCCTTAGAGGGTGATGTTGTCAAAATTGGTCCAAAGAATATCTACATTTCAAAAACCATAACCACTAAGATCAGCACCAAACGGATTAGATTAGGAATTACGAAGGATAACCTACCTGTAATTGCTGAAACTGAAGAACCCAACGGCCTTACCCTTAACCGTACTACGTATGGTAGCGGCAGTATCCTGACTAATAGAAAGGGTCTTAGTAATTGGCTGGTAGAATACAATTTGCAGGACCGTAAATTTATCATGCAGTATAATGCAGACAATAACTGTTGGGTAGCGGTAGACGAATTGCTGGACTAATACGAGTGTCTGGTGCGCCGGGAAGATATAATTCTTCCCGGCTTTTATTTTATCCGTATAAGGAGGGGGGTGCTTTAGTTGAATGAATCTGATTTGTTGAGGCGTATGGTTTTTAAGTCCAGTCCTACGTGTTTATGTAAGGAAAATGGACAAAAGGTACACATTAGTAGGTTAGGTAACAAATACCTGTTTGAAACTATATCAACATTAGTGCAAGCGTATGAACGTTATGGTTCACATCCATCCGGTTATATGGGGTGTATGTCAAGAGCTGCAAGAGAACTTTATTATAATATGCTACGAGAAATGAAGAAAAGACGGCTTTGTTTCGCTTGTGGTAAAAAAGTAAAAGAAGGTATGTTACCTTTTGAAATGCGCTGTTTTAAATGTGTTGTTGAAGGTACTGAATCAATCATATCATACAGTGATTACAAAAAAACACTCAATGAAAATCCTGGAGAATTTACTGTAATTTAATTTAACCAAACAACTTGACACGATACTGTGCGATATGATAAAATAGTTTACGTAAGGTGGTGTTGCTTATAGAATACTGCTGTTACTTTTAGTTAGTTGCAATTACTTAAAGGGGGTTTTGTAATGAGTAGATTGGATACTATGTTTGATGCCAGGAGAACACCTTGGGATGGTTTAGGTTCTTCTGTAGCCGGAGCCGTTAACAGTATGGACGCATTAAGATTATCCGGGTTAAATTGGCAGGTAATCCAGGAAGATGTTTTCATTAAGAATGATAACTACTTTACTGATGTTCCGGGGTATAAGCTAAATATTCGTAGCTCTGACCGCCGTGTTTTGGGTTTGGTTTCTGACCAATACCGGGTAGTGCAGAACCATGAAGCCTTTGCGTTTACAGATCACCTTGTTGGTGGGGATGTACGTTACGAAACTGCTGGTAGCTTATCCTCTGGTAGAAGGGTATGGCTTTTAGCCAGAATGCCTGACCAAAATATTTTAGGTGATGTTACCCAAGTGTTTTTGGTGTTCAGTAATACCCATGACGGTACTGGTGCAGTTAAGGTTGCAGTCACACCTGTAAGAGTTATCTGTATGAACACCTTAAACCTTGCTCTGAGGACCGCACAGCGTAGTTGGTCCGTTCGGCATACTGGAGATATAGCGGCTAAAATGCACGAAGCACAGAGGACGCTAGGCTTGTCTGAGAGGTATCTGGTTTCCTTTGGTAAAGAAGCAGAGTCCCTGGCTAATAAGACACTTTATTTGGCTGAAGTTGAGGACTTGATTGAACAACTGTTACCAATACCAGAAGATGCCGGACCAGTTAAAGAGCGTAACGTTATTGATCTTAGAACCGGCTTGTTGTCCCGGTATACTGAAGCCCCGGATTTAGGTAAATTCAAAGACACAGCCTGGGGTTTTGTTAATGCAGTAAGTGATTTCGCCACCCACATTCAACCGCTAAGAAAAACAGACACCTTCCGGGAGAATCTGTTTATGAAAACGGTTGATGGGCATGTGTTAATAGATAAAGCCTACGAGTTAATCGCTGCATAATTGGGAGGGGTTTATCCCCTCCCACAAAATATACTGAAAGGGTGTTGTTGTATGAAAAAATTCTGTCAACTAATGGAAGAAAACCAAAAACTCAAAACAGAAAACAATAAATTATATGATGCAATTCACATGCTGTTTGAAAGTGAGATTAGTTGTTACATGCCAACAGATAAGTACAATGAAATAATCGGCAAACTAAATGATGCACAGCTAGAACCTACGTATGAGACTGAAGTGGAACGCTTGAACCAAAGGCTAAAGGTATTTAATAAAGCACTAGATTTAGCCACTAAAAAACTAACATCTTTATCTGAAAAGTATCACTTTACGACACCAGCAGACGTTGAATCTTGGTTATCTGTTGCTGAAGATTTGCTTGAAGGGGGGAAACGGCATGTATATGGTGGAGTCTATAGCGCACACAAAGGGGCAGTACCTACCGGGTACTGAAGTAGAGAAGTATTGTGGGAACGACAAAGAAGAAGCTAGAAGAGTTTTCGATGTTTTGCAGGAGACGGAAAACTTTACTATCATAGGCAGCGAGTATACCCCAGTTGAGGATCGTTGGGAGATTATTTGGGAGAAGTAAGGCCACCAAAAATTAAAAGGGAGGAAGATAAATAATGCAACACAGCGTAAACAAATATAAAAGTATGGAATACAGAGTAAACAAACTTGAAAGTAAATACATTGCACATAACTGTACCAGATACGCAGTAGAAGATGATTGGAATAACGGGTGTAACCCAGACACAGAAGTTTATCAAGACATAGATATAACATACTCTGCTAACACGCTCGGAGAATTAGTTTGTAAAATTAAACGATTCCACAATGTTATTGACGATCAGCAATTGTATTTTAAGGACGGGGGTTTTGTGGTTTCTTGTCTTGAATGTGAAGATGGAGCTGAACCTGGAGAACAAGAAAAGAAATTGTGGAAACAGGGTAAGTTACAACTATGGTCTGTAGATTATTATTACCAAATTTCTGTACAATACCCGGTAGAAATTCTGTCCTTAGAGACTCCTTTCGTTTGACAATGTATCGCGTAGGTGCTATAATTATCTTACATTAACGCTTAGTATCGCTTAAAGATAGGAGGTGATATAAGAATGCCCCAAGAATATACTTGGTGGACTTGGCTCCACAACGGAATACTCTGGGGAACTGCGGTTTATGCTTGTAGTCAAGTAGTTGAAATAATTTTTCCAGGCCGGGGATATTGGGATGTTTGGAATTGGGTATTACCGATAGCAATAATATTGATGCAAGTACACGGAGCGTACATACTGTTTAATGAGCAAAAACTGGAAGAAGAAGATGATTAATTTAAGGTGGTGTAGCGTATTGTAAAAGTTTTAACCCCTGAACAACAAACAGGCAAAGAGTTTATTAAAGATAAAGAAAAGGTTTTACTTGCGGATATAGTAGGTTTTGGAAAAACCGCCCAAACATTGGTGGCTGCTAAGGAACTAAAATTAAACAAAGTATTAATTGTGGTTAAAAAATCCCTAATGTTTCAATGGTCAGAAGAAATTCAATCCTGGTGCGGTGAAGTCCCACATGAAATACTTTCCTCTACTCCTATAGGCAATGCAAAGTTTAACTTAACGTACTACGAAGCGTTATTTAAACGTTACCGGGATGATAATAACCGTTACCACATGGAACTTAGGGACGATATACTAAAGACTAAATGGGATATGATAATTGCTGATGAAGCTACTGCACTAAAAAACCGTAAGGCAGCCCGTAGTAAAGCTATTCTAAAGTTGGCTCGACGAACACCCTATGTGGTATTAATGACCGGAACGCCTATTCATAACCGACCTGACGAGTTGTGGCATCTGCTCCACATTTTAAATCCTAAAGAGTTTTCAAGTTATTGGCGATTTGTAGAACAATACTGCATAGCTACTCAGGATTTTATGGGGTACACCAGGATTGAAGGGTTTAAGAATGAAGAAAAATTGGCTGAAATTTTAGACAATTATATGCTCCGTAGAACTGAAGTTGAAGGAATAACCGAACCTATCCATGAGGTTATCCGTGTTAGATTATCACCGTATCAATCCAAAATATACTCGCAGTTAGCTGAATTAAGTTTAGCTGAGCTAGGTGATGGTAATTTCTTAGCCACAACCAATCCACTGGTAAAGTATACCCGCTTTAGGCAGATAGCATGTTCACCGTATTTGTTTGGTGGTAAAAATGAAAGCTCTAAAACAGAAGCCTTGTTAGAGTTTTTAGCTGAGCATACTCCTTACACTAAAGTTGTAGTGTTCAGCACCTTGGCAGAGTATCTTAAACTACTATTTCCCAGATTGAAGTCTTTTAATCCGGTAATGATTATAGGAGAAAAGACCGGACCTGAAAGAGAACAAGCCTTAATACGTTTTCGAGAGGACGATAGTTGCAGAGTAATGCTAACCACCATGCGAGAAGGGTTGAACTTACAAGAGACAGCCGATACATTAGTGTTCATGGATAAGGACTGGGTTCCGGCTTTAGTCGAACAGGTAATAGGCAGAGTTAACCGTAGAGGACAAAACAAACAGGTTAAAATTGTTACCTTTGTGGGAGTAATACCAGGGGTAATGACGCTAGACGAGTATATAGAATATACGGTATTACCCAGGAAAGAACAGTATTCTTCTGCATTAGAAATGATTTACGATTATGTTAAATTGCTCCGAATGGGGGTGTAGTTAATGGCACGACGACCCTATGACCCACAAGCCATACTAAATAAATTGGGTATAACTGGAGCAGTAATATTTCCTGAACTTTACGAAGTATGGATTCCTGCTGAACATTACGATAGATTACTTAACTACTTTAAAACCTTTAATACAGCACCGTTTTTTCGTAGAAGGTTTAAAGGTAGTCGTAATAACTATGGTGGTTGGTGTTGGGTTAAACAAATAAAATTTAAGGAGGTGGTGAGTAGATGACAGCAAAGGATATGCAGGTAGAAAAACAAGCCTATACAGCTAAAGAAGCAGCTAGAATTTTAGGCGTAGGAATGACTTATGTAAGAAAGCAAATTAAACTGGGTAACTGGCCCACCCTTCCGATGGAAGGTAATATCGTAAGGATTCCTAAGTGGTTTATTGACCAGAAACTTGAAGCAACAAAGGAGGGTTAATATTAAATGGACATTGGGGCATCAATGATTGGGGACTACAAAACCTGTCCGAGACTATATTATTTTGCTCACGAATTAAAACTACGCCCAAAAATAGACAACGAAAAACTAAGCATTGGTACAGGTTTTCATTTGGGTGTGGCTGGTTATTATCGCCACAACCGTAGCATGGTAGCCGCATCAAAGTATCTTAACGTATGGGCCGATGAACTCTTGCAGGATTATTCACAGCACAGTGAGGATGAATCAAAAGCCAGAGAAATAATTGACATGGCAGTTAAATGTGTTGGCTATTACATTGATTTTGCCGAAGCTAACGACAACTTTGATGTAATTGCTGTTGAACAAGAGTTTGATCTTCCGGTGCATACTTCTGATGGCACAATAATGCAGGGTGTACGCCACAAGGGTACGTTTGACCTGATAACTAAGACACAACACATGTGGGTTAACGAGCATAAAACTGGCGCTAGTTTTCCTTCTACCGTTGATCTTAACTTGTCCGAACAGGATGGGTTATACCTGCTGGCAGCTACGCAATTATTTTCTGAACCGTTCCGGGGCTGTATGCACGATGTAACTCGTAAGATTAAAATACCTTCTCGAACCAAAGACCCATTGGTTAAACGTTTTTACGTTACTAAATCCCCCCAGGAGTTAATTAATATTCGGAACAATTTATACTGGACTATTCAAAGGATGTTATCAGATATTCATTTCGTCCCTAGCCCTGGTATGCACTGTAACTGGCGTTGTGCCTATACGTCATTGTGTATGGCTATGAATACCGGGGATGGCTGGCAGGAAATGGCTGATTATTATTACGAAACCAAAACTAAAGAAGCCTGGGAAGCTCGATTAGACAGAATACAACGTAAGGCTGAAGAATTAGTACAGGAAAATAACTAATAAGGAGGATGTTAAATGCCTGTTATGACAACTGATAATGCGGTTGCTAATAGTAGAATCCGTAAACTGGAACGATCACCGTTCTATACTAAAGGCTTGGTGTACGCTAGGTCGGGGGCAGGTAAGACTTGGTTACTTGCCACATTGCCTAACAGTATTATGGGGTTGACTGAATCTAATATAGCCGAGCCAACCCTATGGCAAGTCAAAAAGACCTTGGGATATATCCCTGATATTTGGGATATAAACTGCATGGATGATCTACTGGAGCTTTATCACTTCCTAGCGAACGGTAATCATAATTATACTGGCGTTAGCTTGGATGGTTTTACAGATATTAACAGCAGACTTATACGAGAAATTGTTAAGGAGCAGGTTGTTCGTCGGGAAGGTAAAGGCAGTATCCATGATGAAGATGTTCCTGAACAGGGTGACTGGTACCGAGTAGACTTGCGGTTTACTGCTGCGGTTAGAGCTTTCCGGGACCTGCCCATGCACTTCTGGGCATCGGCCTTAGAACAGGATATCCGGGAGGATCGCCAAACCGTACCGTCAATTCAGCCTAAAAGAATAGCCAAGAACATCATGGCAAACTTCAACATTGTGGGGTACCTTGACTGTGATGCTGAAGAAAGTCAAATTGTACGTAGTCTTATCCTGACTCCCACAGAAAGGTACTTCGGTAAGAACCCCGGCGGGGTACTGCCTGATGTAATTAGAAATCCCCGGCTAGACCAAATTGTTCCCCATGTGGTAACGGCTATGTCTGAGCCGTCTATTACTGAGGATATGCCTAAACGAAAAGTAAAGGAGGGTAGTGTGTAAAAACTGTAGAACTGGTAAATCTAAACAAAAACAATTATTAAGGAGGAATTTTAATTATGCCGAGATTTATGATGGATTTTTCAGATGTTAACCTTGACGGGTTTGAACCCCTACCAAAAGGTACGTACAACGTAGAGATCAGTACGGAAAAAGCTGATGAAGTTAAGGTTGGCGGGGGAAAAGGAACAGAGTATATCACTCTTACTTTTAATGTCCTTGATGGAGAATACGCTGGACGCAAGATATTTGAAAACTTTATGGTGACTGGCAAGGGTGTCTTTAAATTAGGCCAGTTACTCAAGGTTGTGGGGTTGTTGACTGACTCTAACCGTAGTAACTTTAAGTTTGATACATTCGACCTGGAAGGCAAACAATTGCGCATTGTGGTTGGGGAACGTGTTTATGAGGACAAAACCTATAACGAAGTCAAATCTATGTTACCGTTAAATGGTAACACTCCGACTCCTAAAGCTGGTAGGAAACTGTCAGGGTTCTGATGACTAAGATTGTTATGGCAATAGACCCAGGATTAACCACAGGATATATTATTTCTGACGGTCCCTTTGCCACAAATGTTTTTAGTGTTGGCGAGGTGCAGGATTTTCCTGCACTTCGCGTTCTCCTTGAAACCTATACTCCCCACATTGTGGTGTGCGAATCCTACCGAGTTTATCCTTGGAAAGCCCGAGAACAATCCTTTAGTAATGTCCCTTCCGCAGAAATAATCGGAGCGATTAAAGATTGGTGTTTATCTTATGACGTACAATACATAGAACAAGGAGCAGGTAAAGCTAAAATATTAAACAATAGAACCATCAAAGCACTGGGGTTGTGGGATATAACTAAAAATTATCGTCATGCGCGGGATGCTGCTCGACATTTAATTGTGTATTACATGGAAGATAACGAACAACTTAAAAAGATTGGTGCTGCTTTATTTAAGAAAGAAGGTGTAAATTAATGTTAAGTAACATGAGAGGCGTTGTTATTACCGGAGATCATAAAGACTTGGGCGTAGAAAACTTAACTATTAAAGCTATAGACAACAGAACAGGCGAAGAAATACAATGGCACACCGGAGCTTTAGTTATTGGTGTGCAGGGAAGTCATACTGTCTCAATAGGTCAGGTATCTTTGGAGGATTTATTGTATATAATTCCAGCATTTATGCATACCGTGGAGATGACTATTAACAATCTACCAGACCAAGAAATCAAGAAAAATGCTTCAGCGTGTTTTAGTTCTATGATTTTACAGAACTGTAAAGATATTATGGAAGCGCATTGGGGGTTTGAGTTATGATATTTGTTTGGCGCAATAACGACGGTCTGACTCGTATTGTTGGTGCTCTTAATCACGTTGATATTAAAGTAATACCTAGACCTAATGAGTTATTTTCCTTATGTGTAGAGCAGGAAACAGTGTTTAATTCGTTGACAGCAAGCGAGGCAGAGGAACTTGTCAACCACATCTTAACTGCTTTGAAGAATGGGGGTACTGTTTATGAAATTAAACATCCGCGATACGGACTTAATACAGCATTACCTGAAAAGCCTAAACGTGGACGACCCAAAACAGTGCGCTAAGTGTAAACTTAATCCTGCTCGTTTTGTAGAGGGGCAAGGTAACTCTGATGCTGAAGTAATCTTACTAGGATCGACCCCAGGCGACGTTGATGTTCGCCGGGGTCGCCCCTTTACGGGGCCATCTAACCGCACTATTATTAAAGCCCTACAACTGGTTGGCGTTGAACGTATGAATTGTTGGTTAAGTTACAGTTGTTGCTGCCAGTCTCCTACCGGTAAATCACCATCTATTAGAGATATTAGGGATTGTATTCCCCGACTATACGCTGAATTAAAAAGGCTCCCTAATCGTAAAGTTATTGTGGCTATGGGTGCTGTAGCTATGAAAGCGTTATTCCCCACACTAACATCCCTTACCAAAGAACGGGGCAGGACTATGTGGCATGAAGAACTTAACTGTACAGTAGTTATAACCCATGATCCAGGCAGTATTTGGAAAGAACCTAAATTATTTCAAGATTTTGCTAATGATTTTATTAAGATTAATCGCATACTATCTGGTGAAGTTACAGTTAACAATTCTTTAAATAACGTAGAGTACGTGCTACTTGACTGTCAGGAAGATGTAGATGAATTATGCTCCAAGTTAGATGAACTTAAACAACAAAAACGAAAAGTAGCACTTGACGTTGAGAACGATAGTCAAGACAACTTATTATGCATAGGTTTAAGCTGGTTGCCCCTTAAGTCTGCTGTACTAACTAAAGAAGTAATGAATCAAACCACATACGATAAATTGTCTGTAGCTTTAAAAGGTATTCGTTTAACAGGGCATTACTTTAAAAGTGATATTAATAAAATGTGGTTTAACGGTTTCAGCAAAGACAGCGTAGCGTCATACAGCGATACTATGTATCAGTCGTATCTTTTAGATGAACGCAGATATTCAGAAGAAGAATACCGTGGTGTACATGGTCTTAAATACTTAGCCCGAGAATTTCTTTTTGTTAACGATTACAATAACCACATTGCTCCTTTTTATACGCACTTGGAAGATTGTCCTGAAAAAGAGTTGTACGAATACAACGCTAAAGACGCAGCATATACATTAATGCTTGATGATATGTTTGAAAAAATGTTAACTGAAGAACAGCGGGACCTTCTGCATAATCACATGTGCCCTGTTAGTGACGTACTTGCTGGTATGGAATACTTAGGAATTAAAGCAGATAGAAAATATTTAGAAGAACTTGATAAAGTATTAGATGCTGAGATAGAAGAACTCAAACAAAAAATGTATGTGTTAGCAGGGCAAGAGTTTAACCCTAATTCCAACGCCAAACAAGTACCAGATGTTTTTTATAATAAGTTAGGGATACCTATTCCTGGTGCTTGGAGTGTAGACCGTGAACACCTTAAAATGATTATTGATGAACACCCCATCATACCTGTTATGCTTGATTATCGTAAACGCCACAAGTTTCATGGCACATATATTAAAGGCATCCTTAAAAACTTAGACGATGAAGAACGAGTACACACCCAATTCAATGTGGCACGCACGGTAACTGGCCGGTTGTCTAGTAATAACCCCAACCTTCAAAATATTACTAGAGGGTCCCAAGCCAGGAATATATTTACAGCTACTCCTGGTTGGCAGATGTTTGAGTGTGACTTATCACAGGCAGAGGTTAAAGGGCTGTGTTGGATAGCCAAAGATAGGGTGTTGCATGAAGCAATTATATCAGGGCTTGATCTTCATACTAGAACAGCGTCACTTATGTATAATGTACCATTCGATAAAGTAACTAAAGCGCAACGAACTACAGCCAAGAGGATAACATTTGGTTTAATTTACCAGATGACTCCTGAAGGTTTAGTTGACGCGCTAAGATCAGACGGTGTAATTATTACTTTAACTGAAGCACTACGTCTTATGGATTTATTCTTTGAGGTATACGTTGAATCAAAAATATGGATCGAAAACATCAAAAAGAGTGTGCTGGAAAAAGGTTATGTGGTTTCTCCTTTCGGTAGATACAGACGTTTTCCATTGATAACGGAAAATAATAAAGCAGGTGTACTTCGTCAAGCGGTAAATTTTCCTATTCAGAGTATGGCAAATGAAATAAGTTTAGGTTCATTATTACGTTTTGGTAAACGTATCGAACGCGGTGAATTAGGTAAAACACGTTTGCTTAGTACCGTACATGATTCAGTGCTTGGAGAAACTAAAGAAGATATTTACCGAGTAGCGTGGGAACTCAAAACTGAAATGGAGAAAACTGTTCTGGATGGTTGGGTTCCTTTTACTGCCGATGTAGGAATAGGAACCCGTTGGGGTGCTTTGAAAAAGCCTAATGAATTTATTATTAAAAGATTGGAGGGATATGCTGCATGAACGTAAAAAATAAACTTTTAGGTATTGCCAAGTGCATACTTAATGCTATTTTTATGCTAGCGGCAATGCTTTTTACTTGTTCGGTTTGTGGTATTTCTGCGTATGTACTGATATTAAAGTACGGTGCATGGTACACGTTTCTATTTATACTAGGTGGTGCTGTTGTTGTGGCCGTACTAATTGTAGTTATTTCATTGTTTTTATGTGGTGTTTTATACTTTTGGGAACATTTTTCAGGTGGTAAGGAGTTGGAAGAACATGTCACCAGAAAGGAAGAAACAGTTTCGTTTAAAAGCTAAACAGAAATGGATACTTAAATACCTACAAAAAAGAGGTTTAATTTAAAAGGTAAGCCCCCGGCACACGCGCCGGGGGCTTCTTTTTTATTGCCCATTTTACTTGTTATCCAAAAAGCCTTTAGTTAATGGGTTACTAAGTATTCCTGCTAACACTAAAATATCTAAAGCAGTATAGACTAAAGTTTCATATCCAGCAGGCAATACAATGTTAAACATACCCAGTAGTTGCGGTGTGAATAATGCTAGTACAGCAACCCATAAACCATAATTTGCCCATCTAGATTTATTTGCTAAAGTGCTTGTTACTTTATTCACAACACTCCCTCCTTCCTTACTATGTAGTTATTAAACTATCGCTATTCCGATAGCTTAATTAAGCACTTGCTGCCATGTACTTATCAATGTTCTTCTGCTTGATTACAACCTCAGAATACCATTCGCCTGTTGGGATATAGATAATTCCATTTTCCGCAGTTAGGCGAACATAATTATTTCTAAACTCTGTAATTTTCATATTCTATTCCCCACCCCCTGACGGTGTTGGTGTAAACGTGTATGTCCATTTGCTGTTTATGTCATCCCATTCTTTTTTAAAAGTACCGCCGCAAGCAGTACCAAGTTCTGCGAGTAAAGCATCCATGCTGTCCTGTGATTGATAATTCTTGTGCATCGTTGCAAGTTGTCGTGTGAAATCATCACTGTACTTAATAACGCCTATAAATGGAGCAGTCGTTGGTTCGGCATCATTTACTGGCAGGATTTGTTCCGTTCCAAAGTCTGCAACCTTGTAGGTGAGATTGAGAGATTCGGGGAATTCATATTCAACTGGTTCGGCAAGTTCGTAGTAGAGCATTACGCCAGACATTGCGGTCTTAAAAGCGGCGGCATCTGCGTATGACGTATCTCGTACAGTAAAGAATGATGAATTAACAAAACTAATTGTTTTCTGGATATCAGCAGAGCTTTCACTACCTCTTACCGTTTGATAGGGGATACATCTCATATTTGCAAGGGTTGAGTTACTCACTATCTTAAAACCTGATGGCGGTGGAGCAATCCAACCAGTAGCACCTGTATTAGCCGACCAGTTCAAATTTCCCATATCCACAACGCCAATTCTCTTGATTGCTTTTGTTGGCGTGATTTCATCGCATGCGTTTATTGCTGATTTAAGCCCGTCAGGGAATATCGCATCACCGTTGCTGTCCGTAATAGTTGTAATCGGTAGTGGATGAGTTCTCTCCCAATAATCCTCATACTCACCGTTACGATAACCTGACCACGTAAGATGTACACAAACGTCATCTTCTCCACCAATCACGGTCAATGTGCCGTTTTCAGTTGGTGTAAACAGACCTTCACTAATCAACAACACTTCACCAGTTGAATATTCCACAGACTCATAAGTACCTGTTATCTGATACTGATTACCTCCAAGCAAAGCGGCTGTGCCTGTTGCGATATTGAAAGCATTGAATCCAACTGTCTTGATGCCTGTTGCTGTGAGATTTAGAAGTTCTCCTGCGTTATATTCATAATAGTCGAGTGGGAACATTTCTTTAAATTCAGCAACGGTTGAAGGTTCCATTCCTGCACCGAACATTTGGGTTAGGTCTATCACATTAATTGTAAGGTCATATGTTCCGTTTTCTATTGGAGCAACGAATCCTAAACAGATATTACCTGCCATTGTTTCGGTGTATATTTTCCCATCATTTACTTCTAAAAATGCTCCCCCAGTGAAGTAATTACGCAACCTCAAATATGGAGTGTTTGAATTTATTTTCAGATAATATTTATGGCCAATTATAGTTTTAACTCCAATAAAACAATTTGTATCATTAAAATTTGTAACAGTATTATTTGTTATAGTAATAGTGGTTGAAGTCCTTGTATAACCAGTACCTGTTAGTATATTATTCGGACATAGTTGATTCCAAATCAAAGTATTCCCTTGGATACTCTGGATAATTCCGCTTCCGTCATCTGCTATACTAGCATCACCGCAAGATGTACGATACAGGAAATTTTGTGATGTGCCAGTCCCTTTGCGGTCAACAAGGTTATCAGCAGTACCAGCGGCTAATGTTTCATAATAGCCGTCAATATTTGCTTTTTGAGCAACTTGTTCATCTGTATGTTTTTTCGCAAGAACTAATGTTGCCGCATCCATCTATACCACCTCCACCCAAGCAGAACCTGTCCATCCGTAGACTTTTAATGCACCCGTGGAGGTGTTAAATTCATACCCCCATGCAAAGTCCTCTGTTGGTGTTGCTTGAGTCCCACCTGTGAACCAAGCATATTCAACAATGCTGCCCGATAGCTTAGTAAGAAGTGTTCCATCATCAGTAGTTTTTAAAACTAGCGTATTAGTACCGTCACTACCAGCAATCTGCATAGCATTATCAACTTTTGCTTGTCCGTCCTCACCAACTGAATCGGCTACTGCTGCCCACAAATCTCGTAGCGTTCCTAATGTAATATCTTCCGCCATGTAATACCCCTCCTTATTTAAAATAAATTTAGAAATTACTTTAATCAGGTAATTCTACTGTGTGTTCTAAAACAAAGTCTTTTAAAGAGCTTGCTACGTACACCTTACCATTCAACCCAAACTTAATTTGTTTGTAACTATTCAGAGATAACTCTACTTTTGAAACTACAGGAGCCATATTTTCTGTATTAACTTGCATAAGTACACGATACTTAATTTGATAATCGCCTAAATCTACCCCGTTTATTAGTTGTGCTATAGTAGTTTCTTTATTAACCTGCTCCCACGAAGACCATATAGAACCATTAAAAATAGCCACCTGTACTGCTAATGTTACTCCTTCTGGTGTAGTATCTACCCAATCAAAGTTATTGGTAAATACTTTTCCTACAGGATTTAGTATAATTGGTAAACTTTCAAAGGTGCTTACACCGTCATAAAATGTTTCAGTATCTACAGTATCGAATAATGAATTAATTAAAAGAGCAGCAGAAGCAGAATCTTCCCAAGAAGTAGTATCCGCAAGCGAAAAATTTTCGTCTTGGTATACATCACTACTCCACCCAGGCCAGCTAATAATGGTTAAACCATTTTCAGTGACGGCTGTATAGTTATGGTTTCCTCCAGTAAAATCTGTAATTTCTTTAGTGTACAGTATACCAGCAGCAGGAAACTCTACATCTAAACAACTTTCTTGGTTATTAAAAACACCAAGCCACTGTTCAAAATCAAAGAGTGTTCCTGCCCTATTAAAGCGTCTTTTTGTCCAGCCCAAAGGTACCACCACCTTACTTTAGGACATACCGAAATGTGCATATATCATTTAGCGCAGAGTAATGTAATTCTTCTCCTGCTATGTTTTCAATAAACCCCTCAAAACATTCCACATAAATTTTGTTTTCTCCCGTCAATGAGCTTTCATCAATAGTAATTACTAAATCTCCTGGACCGTCATTAATAATGCTTATAGTGTTAAAACCATCTGTGGTTATAACCCTATCCTCTGTGTCATCTGCGTCTATCTTTTTACCAGCAGCAACTAAAGGACTACCCCCTGGCATAGCTGTAAATGCAACACTACTAGCTTCAATCCTTACAGGAAATGGATTATCTGAAGCAATCGGTTTACCAGACTTATCTACTATATGTGGCAAGACGTATCACCTCAACTTTCGACAAAAATCTCTGGCCCATAGAGCCACGAAATACAACGCCCGAATACAATTGATCATAAAAAGTAAAAACGTTTGCTACAGGCGAAAATTTTACAGGTCAAGCTCATTTAAAGAGTTTAGGGTCTAGTTTATTCAGAACTGTGGCAAGCTCCCCCCAGGTAATAGGTACGTAAGCATTATGTCTGGTATTAATTATACCATTTTCTAATAGTTTTTCCACTTCTTTCGTAGGGTTCCATACTTTACTGTTGTAATAATCAATAAAACCCTGGGGCGTTTTGTAGGTTTTCTGTAATACACTTACCGTATAGTTACTTAATTGAAAATGCGGACGATCTGTATTAGAAAAATCACCTCCCCAAACAAGACCCAAATCCTTCCCTATCTGACCCACCTTGTTGTAAAGATTTAAACTAGTCCAATCAGCGTCTAAGTCACCATCGTTATCAATATCACTTAACACAGCAAAATCAAAAGCCACACCCCAACAGTGTAAACTGTCTGGGTACTTAAGGTTGGTAACTTTATTGCCCGGTTTAGTTCTTCCTTGAGCATACAAGTCATTCTGTTCTTTTTCAGTACGTAGTGTATCAGTTATAAGAATAGTAACTCCCTGCTCCCCGCACTTAGCCACAAGCGCATTGGCTAGTTTCTGTGCTGTAGGATGCAGTAACTCAACCGTAGGATGCAGTAACTCAACCCCACGCATTAATAACTCCCCCTTCCAATAGTAGATATTTTATCTAATACTTGATTTTGTTTGTTACTAATCTCGTTAACCTTGCCTTTCATGTCTAGCACTTCTTCTTTCATTTCTTCGATTTTATCCTCTACGTCTTTAAATGTTTCTAAAAAAGCCATCAATCTTAACTCCCTTTTTTGTGATTCGTCCATTACCCGACCCACAAACCCTTTGGCCCAGGCAAGTACGGCAACCAATAAAACTATTGGTACGCCGTATTCCTTAAGCATTTCAAGCCCGATTTCCATACTATCTCACTCCTTTCTATTTTCCCTCAAGCCGTTGTCTAAAGGCTTCTTCAGCTTGTAGTCGAACAGATTTAGGAGTGCGTTTTCTACGTGCTTCTTGATTGTATAGCTTAGTAAGCCTTTCTATTTCGGCGTCTAAGGCTTCTTGTTGGTTTTTATCCTTAACAATTCTTCTCCGTAACTTGGACGCTTTAAGTCTGATTTCAAACAATTCGTCTTTATGCAGAGAAGCAACTGTCTTAGGATCAAGTAATCTCTGTTGATTAACATATTCGTCATACACTTTCTGGTAACGAGTAGAATCCCCAGTAGCCCAGTAATAAATTAAGCTATTCTTAATTTCTTCACGTGCTTTTTCCCTAGGTATTAAGATTTCATTTTCCAGTATGTCCCACTTAGCAGATTCAGTTAACCTAGTAACGTCTAAGTCTCTAGGCAGTATTGGCGTGGGTTTAATATTCTTTCCTACAAGCCCAACTCCAGCACTTAAACCGCCTTTAAGTGCTGCTGGAATAACTGAATCTCCTTCTTCAATGTTATCCTGTGTAGTTTGTATGGCACTCTTACTTAAACGCCCCACTAGAGGGAATACCTCTTGCGGAATATGCGCTAGTCTTTGTGCCCGTTCTTCACTAAGAGTTTGTGGTGTCGCCCCCTCATACATTAAAGGAGTGTCGCTCCAGAATTTAACATTAAAGCCTGCTTCTAATGGTGCCCGTATTACCGGAGTAAGCTGTGACCCTGCGGACAGTAACGGATCACGCCACATGCTGTCAGTAACATACTCTTTAACAGCCTCGCCAGCAGTTCTCCTGCCTTTAATAACATCCCAAGTAAACATTGGGATATTATTAATCCCGCCCAATAAAGCCCCAACCGTGTGGTACGGGTGATTTATTTTTAATACCCCTGCCTTTTCTCCTTCAGGTAATTCATCATTAACTAAGATTATGTGCATTTGACCTCTCTGCGATTGTGGCATAACCGCTTCAATATCCGCACGCGGTCCGGTGTTGTTCCAAGCATCAATTAACATAGCCGGAATAATCATAAGAGCCAGCCTAGTAAGTTTAGCACTTGTAGAATCCATGGGTACATTGTCATAGAAAGATGGATTGATTAGCTTACGTAATCCTGTGTTATGCCCAAACCACCGAACAAAGTTAGCTGTCGCATTAGCGTACCAAGTTAAGAAGGGTAAGAGAAACCCCCTACCCCATACTCCCTGCATTTCAGGCGTTAGTGCAGAGTAATCAATTAAAGAGGCTCTGGCGGCCCACCCTGCCCGGTGTAAAGGTTGTAATGCTTTGAGTTCCTCTCGGGGCGTTATTACTACCTGCTCTCCTTTAGCAACTCTTTTAACATCTTTGTAGAATTTAGCTAGTCTAAGCAAATCCTCCCTCTTTTGTATTACATTCATTATCACACTATCAGCCTGTCTTAATTTACGCATCGGCCCACTACCTACTGCTCTAAGCCCACCTGTTAAGCGTTCCGGTGGTACCTCACCCCAGAAGCCGGACATCTGAATGTCCTCAAGCTCCGCCAGTTTTTGTAAATCAATCTTAACTGTTCCTTCCTTACTGCCTTGTTTAATCGCATTCATTTCCACAAGGTTGCTTATCTTGGTATAGTCTTTAAGCACTTCTAAAGGAACCTCAAAGTTTCTGATTTCATTGGCTCGACGCTCTAACCCTGCGGCAATTTTCTTACCGCCCAATGATGCTACTGTTTTGCTGACTGCCCCACCCTGACCGTATAACCAATCAACAGTTTCGGTTTCAAACAGTGAAGCAAAAGAATCCCACAGGGTGGCTTCTTTTTGCCATACTTTAAACATGGCCGGGTCCTCACCAATAAGCATAAGGAAGTCACCAATCATATTGTTAAGAACATAAGGTACAAGGTTAAGCCTGAATAGCACACTCTTTTTAAACCCTGTAGTATACGTTTTAAGTAAGTTAGCCCATATATTATCCTTTTCCAAAGCCCCGGTGTATATCCTACTTACTTGCAAAGCAACATCTTCTGGTAGCCACAGGTATGATTTAATACTGCTTTTATCATTTTCAAAAGGATAGTCGAGAACTTCTCTCAATGTTTTTGTGAATTGTTCATTATCAAGATCACCAAACCTATGCCGTAAAGCATCCAGTATTTCAAACAAAAATTTGTTTCTGTCTACCATAGCTAAGTTTTCAGGGATACTGTACAAGTGCGGGGTTCGCACACCATAATAACGTTTGCCTTGGAAGTTAATGTAATCATCTGTAATATACATCTTATTGTTTCGCATAAGTTTCTTGGTGCTTTTGTCAAACAATTCTAATTCATTTTTAAGAAGTTCTATTTCTCGGGATACATCTTGTCCCCTCTCTGCTTTACCTGAAAGCTCACGCAACCTCTTGTGAATGATACCTTCAGGGGTATAGTTTGCGTGGAGTGTCTGGTAAAAGTTATTCATTTCTTTTTGCATAAACAGCCGCGAATAATAGTCAAACATTACAGTTTCATAATCGGTATTGATGTATTCTGTTTCTGTTAACTTCTTACCAAACCTGCGTTTAAGGTGGTAGCTGTCAGGTATCCTGTATTTGTTACGTAATTTGTTAGCTTCTTGAGTAATCATGCGATCAATGTGGTCTGGCAACTGTAAATAGTCTCTAGTAAATTCCTTGATCTGGTACGGGAAATACCAGTTAAGCCGATTATCTGCGTACTTTTTACTTAAGCGTCCCTCTCTAACCAGCATGTCCAGTGTTTCATCTATCAATTCCTTGTGGTTTTGTAGAGCTTGTTCAATACGTTCTGTTGCTCCAGGTATTTCTGCGATCCATTCGCGTAACATAACTATGTTAGCTTGTATGTCCTCTAAAGGAATACCATAATCAATAGCCCGTAGCCCCTTCTTCTTTAACGGTTCTCCAGGAGTAATAGAAATATCCAGCTCTCTAGCACCACGCTGTAGGTTATCCTCCAGACCTAAATGAAGAAGGAGTTGCTCAAACAACTCCCTCTCTAAAGGACTAGCCAGTTTACCTAACACACTTTTTATCTTCTTTTGAGCCACAGACCTAGTGTAATGTCCTGCGCGCATAGGTCCTAATCGTAATAAGTTACGCATTACTGGGTCTTTTATATCCCACCCGGAAACTATTTTACTCATTAGCTGATTAAAACCATAGGTTAGGTAGGATAATTTACCACCACTTTGAATGTCATTTTTTATGAAGGAAGAAAACTTGCGCAAGTACAGTACATACTCTTCAGGATGCTCCAGGATACTACCGTAAACCTCCAGCATTTCTTTGTACAGAGCTATCTCTGCTTTGTTCTCTTTAATCTCTGGGTTATTTATGTCTTTTTTAGCCAGTCGATTATTTCTTCCCTTGAGATACTCTACTCTTTTACTCATTTGGTCACAGGCTTCTTTAAGCGCAAATCTGATTTCCATATATTCTTCCGGTGACTTTTTAGATAAATAGTAAACCTTTTCAGCTATATCAATATATTTTTTAAGTACATTGTCGTAAAATTCAGACATACGCTGTACTTGATTCTGTAGGCTACTGGTTTTCAAATCTGCCAAGCGATCAAAGTTAAGGTAGTACCTCTCATTAAGAGAAGAATTAACTATGTTTTCAGCAAAGTCGGTTAAACCTTTGACAGTATCCCGCACAAATGCACGTGCTTCTTGTACTTTACCGCCTATAAACTGTACGTTAGGGTCAACTGCGTATAGTTTAGGACTAAATACCTCGTCCATTAACTGCTGTAATTTACTGATCCCATGTACAATACCCTCTTCATTGCCTTTTACAATTTCCTTAAATAGAGCGTTAGTATCTTCCTGAGCCACAAGGCGCGATTTCTCCCACTCTTTATTTAACTTGGAGTCAATGGCACGTACCCAAGGGTTTTCAAGTTCTGGTTTACCGCCAAACAATACCCTGGTTCTATCTTTTACAGATAGATTCTGTATGAAGTGTGGCGTATATTCTGGCTTAATCTTAATGCTATCAACTAACTCAGCTATAAAGCTGTGGGCTTTAGCCCATACTTCATCAAGATGTGCCTTAACACCATTACCAAACTGTTTAACCATGCTGCTTACCCACATTGTTTTTGTGGGGTGTAGGTCATAAATTGTTTGCGCCGCTATTCTGGTTAACTGTTTGATCTTACTTCCCCACCACATGGGGGTTAAGTTTTCTAGCTTAACGCTGCCTTTTTCATCCTTAATAAATCGCCAACCGTTCTTAGCCATATCAGCTAACTTTTCTCTAACAGTTATTTCCTTTTTAAGTGCGGCAGGTAACGCTGGTATTTTCTTATTGTTTTTCTTAACATTACGGTAAAGATTACACAGCTCTTGGTTAATTTTCTTAGCCACATGGTTAAGTTGATATCCGATATAAATGTCTCCTGCTGATTCACTACCATCAAATCTGCGTTTCAAGTTATCGTATCTATCATACAGCTCGTAAATATGCGTTTTCTTGTCTAACGTATCTCCGAACACAGTATCAGCAGCTTTGCGAATGTAATCATCCCAAGCACCAATTATATCAGCATTCTTAGTCAGATATTCTTCACAACCATAACGTGCTTTACTCATTTCGGTTTCTACGTATCTTTCCATAGAACGCTTACGCATTACATCTGAGTAACGTTTAAATGAGGCAATAGCTTCAGGATCATCTAAAGGTCTTTTAACAGTTCTCTCAACCTGATTAACCCAACCAATAACGTCTTTTCTTCTGCTTATATAATATTCAATATTGATTATGTCCTGTTTATCTAGTCCTAATTCTTCCAGATTACCCATAATAGTATCAATGTTGTCTTTTTCCTGTTCAATAACATCAGTTAAAGACTTGATAACTTTTAGGTTCTTCGCTACAGTTTTGTTTTTGTGGATTTCTTCCGTACTTAGTTTATTCTTTTTAAGCCCTTTGATTATCTCCTGTGTTTGTATTCTTTCTTTGTCTAAAGATGCTTGTGCTTTAGCCATATTACGCCGATGGTTTTCCAAAGTAAGAAAATCGTCGCGCATTTCTTTGGTTAAGGCCGGAACATATTCAACTATTCTATCTAGTTCTCTGATTTGTTTTTGTTTCAGCGATCCTAAAACTTTTTCTGCGCTGGCAGGGCTGTATCCTTTACGCGTATGCCCTTTAGTAACTCTAAATACCGCATTACCGATGGTCTGCCCTAAGTTAACTATTTTGTCTATAGCATCTAGTACATCTGTAATACTATTCAGCGTAGGTTTTTCTGCATAAAGTCTATCTATTGTTTCTTGTATTACTTTAGGCCAACTATCTTTAACACTAGCAGAACCTAAGTCAAAACCAAATTTGTTAAGCAAATCGTCATATTCTTTTAGCCCATCAGCAATGGTTTTATACTCTCTACCTACTGCTAACCTATTCTTACGAAGCATACGATGTAACTCAGCATCATAACGCTCTGCTTCTAAAACATTCTCTAGCTGGTCAAAAGAAATAAAACGATATTTCTTTTGATTTTCACCAGTACCATTTATAAAATTATACATATCTCGATACGCCCGTTGCATCCTAGACAAAACAACATTAGTCTTATCACCATAAACTAATTTTCCAGCAAGCTGTGAAAATTCAAAGCCAACATCGTTTAAAGCTACAGCTATAAACTTAGAACGACTCCTACCGGGTATCCTTACACTGGACATATATTCAGCATGTAAGTCATAATACCTATCCAGCAGTTTACGTAACACATGGTTTTCTGTTTCTAGTGCTTCATTTAACTTTGGTACATAAGTACGTAAGAATAAGTATGATTCAATCTTAGGGATAGTTTCTCGTTCATAAGTTTTTCTAGGATCACCACTACGCAAAGCACGATTCATTTTTTCGTTGATATGGTGCTTGTTGAATATTTGTTCTGCCAACTCTAAGGTTTCAAGCGTTTCTAATTCAGCATCGTGTATCTGGTCAAGTAACCTGTGGTAGTAAGCAGCATCGTGCAATCTTCCAGCATTCATAGCGTCTACCATTTTTTGTGCGTTAGCGCGTAGAACACCTAAAGTTTTTCCTTCACCGTGTTTTTCCAAAAGAGGCAGAAACATAGAGTAGTTTTCATCTATGAACCTGACAAAATTCTTAGCCCTTTGTACTTCAGCAAGTAACGCTTTATCTGCTCCTTCAATTTTCTTAGGGTCTAGTTTAGCTATCTTAAACATATCAAGCCAGCGGTCCCAGTGCTCATCAACTAACTCAATATCAATCTGCATTTCTCTGGCTTTGGCAGCGTTAAAAATATCGGCGTTGTTTCTAAAGAAATCATCCCAGACACTTTCTACAAGGTTTAGAACATTCTGAAATTCTTGTTTAATGTCCTTACGATTATAGTTTGCTTTCTTACCCGCTGCTTTAGCATTAGCAGCCTCCGTGGAACGCAGTAACCTCCAGTGTTCCAGCAAGTCAGTGTATTTTGCACCGAATCTTTCTTCAAGATAGTTGTGCAAACCCTTATTACCAGTTAATAATTTAGTCAGTTCAGCTTGAGTGCTTACAGAAAACTGTGGAATCTCCACATCGGTTGTACCTATGTGAACCATTCTAGCGGCTTCTTTATCTCGTTTAAGTTGTTTAATACTGCGTATGCCTTTATAGGCATAGTCGAACAGTTGCTTATCAAGTTCAACACGTGTAGCAGCAGGAATACTGCTAAGTATCTCTGCGTAGTTATCTTCCTCATAAGCCATTTGATGCCACAGTAGTTCTTTAGCATCCTTTAGTTTTTCCCTTGATTTAGGCTTTTTAATTTTGTACTCTGCAAATAATTCATCCAGATGCGCTTCAATTAATTCCATCAGCTCAAGTGCTATTTCCTTAAGTTCTTGCACTATCTCTTTTCCATAGTGGTCCATAACTGTGCTGATTGGATCACGATAGATAACACCTAGTTTACCAGACTCGCCTTTAAGTTCTTCTGCTGCTTCACCAAGAGTTTCCTTTAAACTTTCAACGCTCTTTTTAAGTTTATCCTGGCTTATCTGTTTACGATTTAACCTGTTGCCCCGTTTACCTAAAGCCGGGGTTTCGGGCACAAGAGGTGTATCTAGATCAATAGATACTTCTTCTTCTGGTTCAACCGGTTTAGTTTTGCCTTTCTTACCTTTACCTTTCTTAACTGTCTCTTCACCAGTTTCTCCTGCCACAAGGTTAGCGATTCCTTCATTAATCGTAACCTTTTCATCTGGTGCTACATCCTTACCAGAAACACTCTTATTTGATTTGTGTGTTTGTGTAGGTTCAACCCATTCCGCAGATATTTGCTTATTTTTTCCCGGCCTACCATTATAGTTGAACGCAACAACAGTTTCTTTACCCTTTGCGTCTTTGACTAATACTGCATCATATTCTTTTTTGTTTTTTCCTTTACCTTTGGTTATTTTAAGACCTGTCTTAATTACTTTTACATTCTCAATTTCTACATCACGTACATTCTTCATTGTTTCTCCAGCTTCATTCTTTTTACTGGAGATTTTCCTTTGATGTACAGTTACAATATCCCCTTCTTTAACTGCACGTTTTTCTTTGGGGCGTTCTTTTTTAGGGGTTTCTTTTTTAGGTTTCTCCGTACCTTTAACCTTGTCTCTTTGTGCCAGCAGTATATCAATATCTTCATCTAACTTTTCAATTGCTTTAGCTTTCTTTTCAGCGTCCAACTTATCGTCAGCTTCAAGTTTTCTTTTCTGGGCACGTTTCTTTTTAAGCTCATAAGTAATTTTCTTTAGCGCGTCCTCTTGTGACAGTCCTTCAAGGTCAACTACAACTCTACCGCCTTTGGCTTTGACCTTTCCCTTACCTTTGCCCAATACACCTTCTGGTTCCTCACCTAATATTTCATCAGGAATCTTGTTTTCTCTGTTCAATACCACAGGTTTTCTTTCTCTAACCTTGAAGTGTTTGCCACTATTAATTTCCAGTTTTTCTAGTATAGCATCATACAGACGTACAGACAGATCATCACCACGTACTTGCGCTATGGTTTTACTTGTGGTTACAATCTCTTTTGCTTCATCTAAGTATTCTGTGATCTTCTTTAATTCTTCCCATTCAGTTTTAATTCGTGTATTTAAGTCTTTGGTAATAGCTTTTTGTTTTACTTCAGTTACTTTTTGCCCTACCCTACGGTCTACATCAGACCAGAACTGCTTGGCTATTTCATCTTCATCTGCCACAGCTTGCGCATACTTGGTCTGGATTTCTTGTTTAATCTTGCTTTCTTCAGCTAAATCACGGATAAGTTTATTCGCTTCTGTGTTAACCTTGTGGTTACTGTATTCTGCCATCTTAAGTTTAGATGGTGCTGCTTTCACAGTTGTTTTAGTTTCCATGTTTTTAAGTGGATCAGTAATATCTTTAACTAATTGTGCGGTAAAACCTTCCCCTGTACTAGAAGTTGTTGTAGGTTCAACATCTATGGCTTCTGTTGGTTTTGTGGTGTCAGGTTGCTCAAATGTTTTAGGTGCTTTTGATTTTTTAGCGTAGGCTTTTAATTCTCTTATTCCTTTAGACACAGCAGGGATTAGCGCATCACCAAGCAGCATACTGGCAGCCAGCCAACTCACAGAAAACTCCAGAGGATTCATACGTTCTTCTGGTTTTTTACTAGCTTCTAGGATTATATATGCTAGGGGTCCCTCCCTAAGCAATTCCTCCGTTCTGTTTAGAAGGGTCTTAGTACCGCCTGCGGCTGCTTTTTGTAGTAACGGTGCTGTTTTCATTGCTTGTTTGGCTGCTTCTTTGTACATTGTTTGTTTAGCTGTATCAGCTAAAAAGTTTTTGCTTTCTTTATTAACCAATTCTTTAATAGCTTTAGTTGTAAGGCCAGTTTCAAGTAATTTATCTTTAATCTCTTTTTCAGTTAATTCTTTAACTTCTGTTTGTAATACTTTAGAAGCTACAGATTCCATAGCATCCCTTTGCACAGCTTTCTTAAGCATTGTTTTAGTTACTGCCTTTGTTCCAGCAGAACCGACACCCGGCATTACTGTTGGTATAGCTTCAGCCATTGCATAAATAAAACTTTCAGCAGGAGTACCTAACAAAACTTTATCTTTTATTGGTTGCACAGCCTTTTCGTAAGACCTGCCCGCAGAAGTCATGGCAGGAAGGGCTGTACTAATGGCATTCATATAGTCATTGAAATCTTCTGCTTTTTTAAATTCTTCTATAGCTTTTTTATCTGTGCCTTCCTCAAACCTACGAGAAAAGTTGTCTAGGGTAGGGGCGGCATCAGCCAAGAAGCCCCCAAGTTTAGATAATCCTCCAGCCAAACCTAAGCCAGCAGAAGTAAGTGACCTATGTACCCATCCCGGTGCTACTGCTCCATGTTGTTCTTGTACGGTAGGAATGTGTTGTACTGGCTCCTGTCCTAACAAATAGGTATCTTCCTGTGGTACGCTAGGTACTTGTACAACTGGATACTTATTTTCGGTAAGGGCTTGTTGTAATCTATATATGTTGTAGGCTTCGGAAAAAGTTTTAGCGTTCGCCATTCAAGCACCTCCTTACCGTATGTTAGGATACAAAGAAGTAGTACCAATACCAAATTGTTTGTTTGATGTTATCGGTGTTTTACTTGTGTCTATGCTGGTTGGTAAATTATAAGCCATAGAATTCTTAATTTGTTCATCACGAACTAACTTAGAAGTATCATACCCAACTTTTTGTTGAGCCATTTTTTGTACAGTAGCGTAATCCATCTTTTGATGTAAGTCTTTTTCAGGGAATTGCACATTAGGGTAGTATTGCTGTAAGAACGGTATTAAAGGAGAACCCACACCCGTATAACGTGCAGCAGGTATGCTGGATTTACCTGTTGTCATAGAATCTAGAAAACGTGTAGCATTTATCCCTGTGGCTTGGTTAGAAGCAGTATTGCTTATGTTAGAGAAAACCCTGCCTATTCCTTGGTCTGGTGTGTAATTATTTGCAAGGTACGCATAAGTAGAAGCAAGCTCGTCAAAATTATCCACACCTATTGTTTCTAGTAATGCTCTCCTAGCGTCAGGGCTTGTGGTTTGAATTATATCTGCATACGCATCCATTGGTGTTCTATAAACGCCACTCTCTAAGTAGTTTTTAAGCTCTGCGTAATTTGCATCTTGTACCATTTTAATTTCAGCGGCACTAAGCCCAGGGATAGAAGCACCTGAGTTTGTTGCTTTAGCCATTGCTGCTCTTGACATATTATCCCAATGCGCTCTTTGAGCAGCATTTTGTTCTGCTTCCATTTGTAACTTTCTAAAGTTAAGGGTTAGATCAATTAATTGTTCCTGCAATTTTTGGGCCATCTGCGCTTTAGCAATCTGAGAACTTAAAGGCTCAAAATTTAAGTGCTGTTTATTTTCCCCTAACCATTGGTCTAAGGTCATTTTTTGTGGCTTAAGATTTCCTGTAATGGTAGCCATTCAGGATACCACCTCCTTTATTGCAATCCAAGCAACCCTTTAAACAGAATATCATTTATCAACTGTGCTTGCGTGTCTGCTGTCTGAGTATAAGCAGTATATGGATTAGTGTTACTGTAAATACCCACAGGTAGCTGTCCTGCATTGTACATACTTAGTTGCTGAATAAGATCGTTCTTATCTTGTTCACGTAGATTACCCACAGTGTTGAGAAGTGAGTTGATGATATTTAGTTTAGACCCGTAAGTATTCCATTGTTCATTATTCAACATATTGGCCCGATTAATAAACTCCTGCCAATAACGGTTATACGCATCAGAATCTTCAGCCAAGCTCTGATTTCTATACGTGTTAGAGAGATCAGATATTAACTGTAAAGCAGACCAACCGGCATCATTAATTCTGCTGGCGCGATCTCTAGTAAGTCCTGTATAGGCTGACTGTAATGGACCACCAGAAAGAAGTCCTCTGGATGCTAGTTGGTAGGGCAGTAACTCAGCTTGATTTGCACTAGACATAGCAATCGCCTGTATGGATTTCTTTAACTCTGGGGCTATCTGTTCTGAAGCAAGTCTATTTGCTTCTTCTCGGGACATTACTTGTCTAGCAGGAGGTTGATACTGTTCCCAAAACTGGTTCATCTGATTAGGTATTTGATTCTTGAGTGCCTCCAATTCCTGCATTGCCTGGATATATGCTTGCTGGTACTGGTCTACTGGTGGCTGTTCCGGTGCTTGTTGCTGCCCCCCTCCGGGTTGACTTAAATTTACTCCCGGTCCTACAGCAGCACCTATCTGATTTATCCAATGCATAGCTGCTTGAGCACCTTGAGTATCACCAGCCGCAGTTTTCTGCTGATAAACATTTAGTGCCCTATTTATTTCAGAGTTAGCAGCTTGTCGTGCTGCATCTGTACCATTACCATAATAAGAAAGAGCGTCCTGCCAACTGTTAAAAGTAGGTGCGCCGGCATTTCCAGGTGAATTATTATTGTATGAACTATTATACGAATTATTATACGAACTATTTGACGTATTATTTGATGTAGAACTAGAGCTAGGTGTTGATACACTGGGATTTGATCCAGTGTAGACACCACCAGATTTTTCGGCAGCAGATATGCCGGATAATGCTGTATTTGCCTGTGCTTGTGTTATTGTGCCCGCACTTAAAGCCGCTTGAACATTAGCCCTTTGAGCATCTTCAAAAGCTCCCATTCTCTAATACCCCCTCTACCTATTAAAGTACATAAGTTTTAAGTATATCATTGCCATCTATTAGCTGAATTACTTTTTCTCTTTCTTGCGGTGGCACAATTATAGTTACCAATAATTTACCATCTGAATTATGTGTCCAGTCAAATCTGGCCCCCAATGCTTCAGCCACAAATCTTATTGGAACCATCGTTCTACCTTGCCACAACTGCATGGGTACATCCATTTTAATCTCACTGGTTTGTGGTATCATATCAGTAATACCCCAGATTTCTGTGATGCCTTTGTAATCCATTGGAAGTAAAGCCCGTCCCCCAGAACCCCAACCTTTACCCCAGGAGTTCTGCATTAACCACCGGGACCCTTTCCAACCCAGTATAGTTATCTGATGATACCCATTAACACTCTCACCTAAACCGACGTTAGGTACTAATTCACCGCTGTTATAGAATGAAGGATACACCGCAATCATCATACTTACTGGCCCCATTGTGGTTAACATAGTCTTTATTTCATCCACATTGTAGGCACGTACATAAGACATTATCTTCTGTGGTTTTCCAAGGGTTTTGAGATCGTAAGGACTGTTTTTAATATAGTCATAACAAACCGAGCAAGGCATGTTAATAGGCATTCTATCATACGAAGGAGTACCATCTTTACACAAAGCCCTTAATGCTTCATTAGGGTACATGCCCTCACCAGTGTAATCTCCAGGGTATCTGTTTCCATAGATAAACCCCGAAGAAAAATCTACGTACTTACCAGTTTCCTTATAATTTAGGGATTCCACAACTGACCGTAATGAATGAGCTACACAAGAACCTATATTACCCTGATTAAGTATTTTTGGTAAATGTGAAATCTCAAAAGATTCTGGAAAAGATACGGGAATCGTAGTAAACATTGACGGTCGGTAATACCTAGAGTCTGCCTTGGACGGAAAAGCACCAAGAGCATACATTAAAAACACCCCCTACTCTGTACTTAAAACATACTCATTATTTCTATAGCTGATCCGTGTGGCATAAGTTGTACCGTTTCGTTTGACTAAAAATAGTCCGGCATTCGTACCAGCCGTGGCATACGCAGCAGCTATATAATTTCCAACAGGAGAAGCAGCAACACCTTCCGCAAAAAAAGTAAAGTCATCTACAAGTTCGTCGGTTAAATATACTAAAGCATGATGTTCGTTTATGCAACGTAACGTCATTGACGGTTGTGTACTATGTAGTGTTACTACTAAGCCGTTAACAATACTAGCGCTGTCTGGTTGCGTATGAACCTGATCGTGGCCTATAGTTATAGTTGTTAACCCATCATTTTTATCGTAGCTAAAAGTAATTAAGTACGTAGTATAAGCATCAGTACCTCGTGCTACAACTACTATGCAGTAATCGTCAGATGACCAACCGACACCAATCGGGTCCATTGAAGCTACTTCCAGTCCCAAAGCGTATAAATCTAATCGCGTTAATACACCACCTTCTGTGATAGTATACAAAGCTACCCCTGCTCCGATGCCCACATCGTATACTGCGGCTATGTAGTTACTAGAATTACCGAAAGCAACGTCACGGCAACTTGGGATTTGTGCATCATCTAAAAAAGTAAAAGTATAATCACGATTCCATTTATAAAGCAATAAGCTAGCAAGCGACGATCCAGGTACTTCAGTACCTATTGCAATATAAGCATCGTAGAAAGATACACTAATACACGTTACTGTAGCGGGTATGTCTACATAGTGAGAAAATAAAAAAGTAAACTCATTACCAGTATGCTCGTATACTAAAAAGTAATGCTGTTCTGTTTCAGTATATTTAACCAGAACAAGTACATGGTTACTGGTATTAGCGTATTTAATGGCAACAATTGGGGGCATACTACTAGCGTGTTGCATTAATTGTAACGTGTCATCGCTCATTATTTTATACATCTTCAATCCCTGAATACCTGAAAATAAATATTTACCATCCCTACTCCAAGCTAATGGTGCCAGTGTTTCTTCTAAATTTATTCTATGTGTTATGGCTAACTCTTCTGTAGCATCAGGCGTAAACACTTCCTCTAAAACAGTAACCCCCGACATTGGTATCCTATCTCCAACCTGCATTACTGCCCCACCCCCACAACCTCTAGAAAAGGTTCACCATTATCTACAACAAACCTATACCACACGCTTAGTGCTTCATCTTTAAACACGTGAGGAGTATCATCATTATTCAAATGTTCATTTATTGCTGCTACAACAGATGTTTTAACTGTAGTTTCTAAGTCCGACAAACTGCCTACTTTAACATCAGCACCAAGCATTGCATTAGTAACCTTGCCGTTGTTAATGTCTGCCCACACCTCTATCTGTTTACTCAAATTATCTGACGTAAAAGATATATCAAGAGTCTCATTCATGGCGGACCTGACAAGATTTATATTACCTCCGGCATTTGAAACATTATTGATACTAACCAGCGCGCCTATCTGTTCAGCATTTACCTCATGTGGGTTTTCTGTATCTTCTACATGCTGCCCTAAAGTAGTACCAACTTCTCCTAACAAACTTCCTATTTGGCCTGTTGATGTATTAAGCTGATTTAATGTAGTATCAATTTGTGTTAATGTTATAGGAACTGCGGAACGCCAGTTAGCACCACCAACAATCCTTTTAATCATTGTCGCAAACATAGATAATATTTTAGTAAGTGTGCCTGTATTTGTGTTTACTGTTTCAGTATCGTTAACAGTACGATTTCCAATATATGTGTCAGGCAGCGCAAAACTTTCTGATAAATTTTCTACATGTAGACCACCTACTCTAGTAGTACCATCAGGAAAGTTGATAGTCTTTGTAGGGTCTAGACTTGCATACAGTCTATCCAATTCATCTTCAAGCGTATCTGGGCCAGCATAACCTCTTGACCTTTGCCCAACACTCGCAGAAAACTGTTTAGTTAAGTATTTAAAAGACAAATTAAATCCCTCCCCACATGGAATAAACAGGTTCACAAACCACAACTATACCGTAAATAGTTAAAGGATTATTAGATGTATCTTTTATCCTTACCCCAACAAACCTTCCTGGAGGTAAATTCAATGGGAATAGCGGTGATATTACTGCGTCCTGTCTACCAATACCATACCCCGGAGAACTTAAAGAACTAACATTCCAGTTATTAATTGGCCCCAACGGTATTGTTTGTGCTAAGCCATCCACCACAACTGTTGCTTCTGTGTTATCTGTTAAGCTGTCTTCGGCAACGATAAGCTGTAAGTAAGAAAATCTTGCCCGTTGCATTTTGTTCGGGGTTTTGTATCCCGTATCTACCACAAACTCAACCGGATTTTCTTCTATACTTGTGGGTAGATAACCGTAAAAACCACCCCACCGTTTGCCCCAAACTAACAAATCATCATTAGTAAAATGAAATAGTACCGAACCACTTTCTGAAATAGAGTACAATCTCCAAGGAGTGGATATATAACAAGCAATATCTAAAAACCTAAATCCCTGCCATTCTTTATGAATCGTATTATAGACAGCCACAGACCTGTCCGGTAAGTTAGGATCACCAGGATTAAACACAATGTATAAGTTATCTTGAAAAGCGTACACTAAGCTGGTATCCCAACCAACATTGTCCCTTAATATAGAAGATACATTAACAGATACAGGTGTGACGTTAAAAATATCCTCAACCAATGTGGGATAAATACTGAAAATTTCTTGCGTATCTGTTAATATAGCCAGTCCCATATACCCTTTAGGAGAATTAAGGAATGTACCACACTCTTGGTTTAACGCGCCTAGCCTGCCCAAATCTTTGATTACAATATCTGAAACAGTAGGATCACTGTGGAATATCGTACCCGATACAAATTTAGTAAAATTAAAACCAGAAACAAATAGCCTGTTGGAAAAAGAACGCACTAACTTAACCCCAGAAGGAAAATATATGTAAAACTGTTTTTCAGAAGTATTGGGAACATGCTCTGGCCTACCGGGTTTAGAAAACCATAACTGATTTTCTACATCACTGGACACATAAAACATAGTATCCAAATGTAAGTAAACTATAGATGCGTTAGGGGGTACTTGGTTATCATCTTCCAACAAAGCATTAGCCGCTAATTCTAAATCAGAGTAGTTATCCCCGGTGTATGTAGTATCCGTATTATTGTCTATAGTTGCCACAAGGTAGAATACTCCTGGTGCATCAGACATACTACGGTAAATTCTACGTGCTTTTGTACCTGCTGGCCCTACCGCTATATCAGAATAATCTAATTTGTATTCACTTACAGTAAGTTTATCAGATACCGGACTTGCGGTAGATTCTACGTTATCCTCATTAACATAAGTGTACACCATGTAATAGTCACCATCAGGGTTTCCTGCTTCTGCGGAAGCCGCTAACGTACCTTTAGTGGTAGGGGGGTCTACTCCTACCGGGCGTATAGTAGTACCATTAAATACTAATGGCCTACCTCCAGCGGCAATATAAGTTTTATCCATGTAATCAGTAAACCTTACTTTATTACCTGTAAAGCCAGTATAAATAAGTTCTGGTTCATTTACTGGTTCAAACTCTACCCTGGTGTAAAACTCATATCTGTCTACGTTAACATCCGGGTATATTGTATTAGTTGCATCATCAAATAAAGTTTCTAAAAATAAAATTGCGCTATCTTCATCAGTACCTATTATGTCAGTGTCCTCTCCACAAATGAAGGCGTCTGCTTTACTAATTGAACTTTCCCAATATGGCTCACGAATAACCGTAAATTTAAAACGTATATATTTACCAACTTCATCAGGTATACCCGAAGTAGGAATAATTAACCATTCAGACCAATCAGTATTGTTATTGCTTACTGAGTATTCTACCGTAATACTAGAAAACTTAGGTACGCTTTGGGTATAAGTAAAAAGCAATTCATAGACAATAGACGATAACCAATAAGAAGGAGATACCCAAGTACCAGTACCAAAACAATTTGTATCAAACTGTAATTTACCATCAGATGACGCTACTAAATCAGTAAAGGTTCCTGTATCCCAATCATCTTTAGTAGTAGTTACAAATATTTGCCTACCACCAGGAATAACATATAAATCAGTGGTGTTGGCAATAAGCATATACTGTCTATTATTTAGGTCGGCTATATGCGCTCCCTTTATTGGGGGAGGTACAAAAAATAAAGAGCCAGCCCCCGGAGCTTTAGAAATAGCTCCCATTTTATTGTAGATAAAGTCAGCATTGGTAGCCCACACTACGTGATTTCTCTTCAGTCTGGTGTTGTCGCTAATCAAATCAACCCCAACTAACCCTTCCCAAGAAACATATTCGGGAATAATACTAGGGTTGCCTATACTTTTTCTTAAGGATTTACGCACTTAAACACCACCTACCAATTAAACCTTCCCTGGTTTTCGTCTATTACAGTAACTACTCGACTGGTATACTCTCCACCCAGTTCTTTCTTTATATCTTCCCAAAGGTTAGCCAAAAATTGATATTCAGAGTACCTGCCCATTTTAAACGCATGTTGCGCGCGCACAAAAACTAGAGCTAAATCCTTGTGGTATTCTTCTGGAATATCCACAGGGGCATCATTGTCATTAATTAGCGCAGGTAAATACGCTTTATACCAGATTTTTAATGGCCCCGTATCATCTTCTTTGGGGGCAGGAAACACCTGTACAGTAGCTAGGTTTAAATGATAGTATTGAGACACCTTACGATCAGGTTTATAAAGTAAGGCCGTATGTATATCAGAGATAGGTGACAGGTCTTTGTCACTCCATCTAGCTTTTTCTATTTTAATTACATCTGTAGGAAGGGGTATTATTCCTGTACTATCTTCAGGAATTATCTCAGCATATTTTTTATAATCCACAACCTGAGACAATTCTTTAACAGCATCATTTAAAAACTGTACAATCATTTCTTTACTTATAAGCAAAGGGTTATCCGGGTTATCGTTTATAGACCACCAATATAAATTACACAAACCGATTAAATTCATAAAATTGTGGGGTATCCCCTAAAGAATACCCCACACTCACCTCCCGGATTAATGATTAAGCAGTACGCAAGTAATACAGGTAAACCGTCATAACTCCGTCACCGTCACTTTTAGCAGCAGTAAAGTCTGAAGCAGTAGTAACAGTAACTCTGGGGGTCTGTGCCGCACCAATGCCGTCACAAGCATCCGCAGCCAGGGCCGAAGAACCAACTACTCCAGCAGCAGCAACCGATTGCGCGGTATCAGCACTAAACCGATCAGTGTCACCAGACACACCCACGGAAATTGTGGCAGAACTATTACCGTCAAATCCCTCTGTTACCACAGCTTTCCATCCTAGTGGGATAGCTCCGGCGGGTAAAGAATTAGCAGCAAAGTCTATATAACCAGACGTACCACCACCATCAGTAAAACCTGTAATAGCACACTCTTTAGAAATACACTCCAGCCTTGGTGTTGCTTGAAGTACCAAAACCTCTTCACCTTTTTTGCCTGCATAAAGTTTACCCTCTGCAAGTGCGATAGCGTCAAAATGTGTAATACCCATTAACAATCCCTCCTAATGTAGCAGGGGGCTATTAAGCCCCCCACCTAAATTTACGGCACTACCTAAGAGGTAATGTCACACGAAAAACCCGAATTACCCAGGATTGTTTCCATATACAAAGTGCCAACCATGAAAGCCAAAGGAATATCTGGAAATAAATTTCCATTTAAGAACTTCAGTGTCAAAGTCCTCGTCCCTCTCCGGAGTAGGCTTTCTACGCTCAAACCACTTCAGGTATTGCTTCATCAGTTTAGAGTCAACCATAAACCAAGCGTTAGTGTCAGTCAAGAAATCCAGAACGATCTTTTTGTATGCACCCCGACGAACATTGTCAACCCGGTTAGCCGTGTCATAACGACCCTCCGACTTCATCATTTCGTCAAACTGGTACTCCAAATTAGGAGGAATAATAACTGTATCGGGAACAATCAGAAGTTTCTTACCCCGGTCATCTTTGAATTCCTTCATAGCAAGTTTGGTTGTTTCTAAAGCATCCAAGCTCAACGCCGAAGAACCCAAGTTACTCTGTAAATCACCAGCAGCAGAAGCACCAGGAAAGGTCGGATGATTAACAGCACAAAGAGCCACACCGTCCGGTCCTGCGGTACTAATGGTATCACCCTCATCGTCCGTAAAAGAAGTTACAAAAGCTTTCTCAAACGGGATAGTAGCATGAATCTGCCGGGTACGAAAGATAGAAAGCATTACCTGATTAACGCGGTCTTTAACCTCAGAGTATTGCGCGTCATCCCACAGGTCGCGTTCAATCATAATACCCATGCTGTATTTCTGGTGGATATAAGTCTTATCCCACAGGGCACGAACATCATCGTAATATACCGTACCATTCCATTTTTTCATCAGTCCCAAGGAACCGATTCCCGTAAATTTCTCAAACGCTTTAGTAGAGGTATTTACGTCATAAAGCTGTGGAATTATGTCGCCTTCTTGGTTCATGGTCTGGGTATAGACTTTCCACACATAGGGTTCAAGCAGGTTTTGGAACCGTTCTCTAGTCATAACTCCCATAAATTAACACCCCCATTTCAACTTAACAATTTAGGACATTTGCCGATTCTTAACAATGACATGGCATTTCTTATTGGTAGCGTCTTTCTTAAGGATGGCACAAGGACCACCAACAATATCAGCAGAATTAAGATTTAAACCAACGCCACTACCAACGTCAGTATCAAGGTCCGCAGAGTCACAACCAATAATAAAACCAGCATCAGCACTACCTACATAATCAACTTCCCACACTTGGTTAGGAGTTACTACAATTACCCGACAGGTGTTACCTAAACCAGCCGCCACATCCTGCTGAGCTATAAAGCCAATGTCACCACCAGCAGCAGCTTTGGTTAACTTACCGCTACTCAAAATCAATGCCTGTCCGTCATAAATTGCTTCATTGTCAGTAACAGGCAGCGTTATGAAAATAGGTGCCTCACTATATTGGTTAACAAGTCTAAACATTAAGCATTCACCTCCATATTACATACCAAGTTCTCTAGCCTTTTGCGCTACTTTGTTAAACTTAGCGAGTTCTTTAGGTGTCATACCAAAAGCACTCCGGGCAATCTCTTGATCTTCAGGCTCAAAGCTATCAAACACATCATTATTAAATGATGCTCCGAAATCTGCCCCTTCAGTTTTTACTGCTCTGCTCTTGGTCACACCCAACAGGGTTTCCTTGACACCCTTCTTCTTAGCCTCCGTAACAATTTTCTCCAGATTACCTCCCAGATACATGCTGTACGCTTCTGCAAGAGAAACACCACCCTTAGACCGTCGAATCTTAACCTCTTCAGGCAACTGCTCAAACGTAACCCCTGGAAACTTATGCGCGAATTCCATTGCTTCTGCTTCCATAGCATCCTGCACCCGGCGCGATTCCACATATTCTAAAGCACTGGCCAAGCGTGGATCAGTAATCGGCGCACCATTCTGGGGCATCGGGGGAGCGTTATTAGGTTGTGGCGGTACTGGGTTATTCTGGTTCTGTACTGCCTGGGCTAACGCCATTTCATAGGCTTGCTTGGGGGTTATCCCAAACATCTTTGAAAAGTTTTCTTCTTCCCGTTGTTGTTTAGCCTTTTCTCGGGCTAAGCGAGTACGTACCGCATTTGAAATGCGTTTTTTAACTGACGATTGAGGTTCATCGTCATCATCATCCTCAAGCCCGCTGAAAATGTCATCATCGTCATCATCAGCGTCATCATCTGAACCATCCAGGTCTTTAAGCAGTTCATCCAGCTCAGTATCAATACCATCATCGTCATCATCCAAGCCAAATAACTGCAAGTCCAGCATACCTGTAGGCTCATAAAGATCAAATTCCTTAGACATAAATAAAACCTCCTTCAACTTAACCCCGTTGTCGGGTAATTAACCGCTGTGTTTATGCCCACAGGGAGGCATTAGTACCCGGTATTAGCGCGTTGTAAACTATTGACTAAGTCTGCTAAAACATTTAAGCCACCACCCCCACCGATATTACTCTGTGGATTTACTTCAGGGTTATAACCGGGATTAATTGGTGCTGGCCCCGGCATCCCCGGTTGTTCTTGTCCACCAGCCATTAACTCCATTAGAATCTGCTGTATTGCTTCAGGAGGTACACCTTCCTCCAGCAAAGACTGAATAAACATTTCCGGGTTCATCTGTTCCTCTGGTGCTGGTTGTTCCCCTCTCTGGATCAACATATCCAAAAGCTCAGGGGGTATTGCTCCAGCCCCTTGTCCCATATCTGGTATACCTTGTGGTAAACCTATACCTCCCATATCCGGCGGACCTTGGGGCATTCCCATACTACCAGGAGCAGGTGCTTGCGCTTGTTGCATAGCCTGTGCTTTGGTCTGCATCCGAACAAGTACCTCACGCCAACGTGGAAACTTGTGTACTTCCAATAGAGCTTCCTGGTCAATTGCCCCGGCCTGAAATAACTGCGTAGCCATTTCTGCGTAGTACGCTCTGGAGGTTGGAGTCTCTGCCCCGGCAATCACTTTAATGTCAAACTCAGGAATGTATTCTTCTTCAACCATCATGCCAGTAGTCGGACTCTGATATACTTTAATCTTCCTTAAATTATCAGCACTAATGTTTTTCCACACTGGTCTGCCGTTCGGACCTTTTAACCTAAGCGTTCGTTCATCAAGGTAGTGCTTACCAGCAAACATCAAAGACAACTCCATAATCTGTTGCACAAAACTGGAGACTGCATCAGAACGGGATTTAATTCTACCTGCTGCCTGACTAAGCAGCATAGAAATAGCTGACGCTGCCCGTATGCCCCTTGGTGCACGTCCTTGTGAAATATCCAGCCTACCCGTTACAGTCTCCATAGCACGTTGTTCCTGGTTATACTGGTTAAATACTGAAGAAGCTACTCCACCCGCCATATCGCGTCTAGCCCGGTTAATATCCACAAAGGATAGCAATGCGCCCCCAGTCTGAGCTAACCGTTGAAACGTTGCTACATCACGCACGTTCCCTTCGTCTGTAACCCAGTTACCGTAGGCTTGAATTGCGTTACCTTCAATAGCTATCTCATTACTCTTGTTAATTACCAGTTGTGGTACCAGCATGAAATGACCATCACCATAACAGTAGATACTATCGTCACTGGGATACATCCATTCCATTACAAACGGGTACTTGGGAGCTATATACGGTACATGCCGCAGCAATTCATTTCCGGCTACTACCGCCAAATGAACCCCTTCCCCCCGGTTATCCTTGAATTCGTCATACTCCAAAGTTGCCGGAAATTTAGGTGCTAGGGGTTTGCCCCGATAGTAATACTCAATAACCAAAGCCGACGAATCATGCGGGTCTGTGGAATATGTACTTTCATAAGGGTCTAGGGTTGAGATATAACTGGCGTATGAATCAGCAGTAACAAAAGAACCCCGTTCAGGGTAAGTCTCTCGTATCTGGTGGAGTGACCTGCGTACTCCATAAATAACAAACCCGGCCTGTTGAATAACGCCGGGTTCTACTGCTTTAATTCTCGGGTCCACAAATAACTGGGTAGGAGGAAACATGGTTACTCGTACCTCCCCCACATAGGGGTTACTCGCACCTCCCGCCCATTCTGAATCCCAAAACACCTTGGCTACCATAGGCCCGTAGAGAATGCCCCTGCGTACCTGAAACTTAAGGGCTTTGTCTCCCCGGTTAACGTGCCAAATGTGGTTAGCCACATCGTTGTACAGGGTGGCTATTTCTTCATCTGATTCCTCTGTGGGTTCTACGATAATATCCGCTGGCTGGTCACATACATCCCCCACAATGCCCTCAATTTGTGAAAAGAAAAAGTTGTCTACTGGGGATGGCTTGACCTTTTTACGCTCAGCACTACGCCCAGGAATCCCGTAAGAACTGATACCACTCCAATGTTTACCCTGCCAGAAATTTTGTGAATCAGTACAGCGTTTTTCAAAATCCTGTCTATCCGCAGTACCCTTACACCAATCCAGGTGATTGGTTACGCGCTGTACTAATCGCGTATATCTTTCTAATTCTTCCAGGTCATTTGACATAGGCTCTTGCTCTGATTCTTCTTCTTTAAGAAGCTCGTCTAGCACACATTATCCCCCCTTTCCTTGGAGGTTTAATCATAAAATCCCGGCATATTATCTTCTTTATACCCATCTACTTTAGGGTTCCATTTAGTGTCATCGTTACGGTTAACAAACATCTTCACATCATTAAGAGGGTTTGCGCCTTTTTCTTTGCACCACATAATATAAGCCCCGATAATCACGGAGCTTATACAAACCAGGGGTGTCCAGATTAATACTAAAACCACCAGCCACTCCTTCAAAATAAAACCTCCCTATTTCTTTCTCTAAAATTTAAACCGTATGCGTTCCCTCCACACCACGCGCTTCGCGCTCATTGGTGCGCTTTCTAAGCCACATCAACGCCTCTTCCAGTTTGGTGATTGCACGTTCATTTTCCCGGCAGGCGTACTTTGAACGCTGGAAGTGTTCAAGACGACAGATAACCATATTGATTAAATCTTCATTGGCCACACCGTTAACGCCGCATTCCTTAATAGGTCCTTCCTGGAAATCGACTTGGCCGACCAAGTTTATTGCGTCCTCCCTGGGAGTTTCGGGTGATCTCTTAGACCTAATAACAAGAAAATGATGCGGAGCGTTATATTTCATTTGCTCGGGGTCCTCGTGATACACCTCAGTATACTTGTTGGTCAATAATCCGCTTTTTAACTCTTTCATAATACCTCCTAAGTTTTCCCCGAAGGGTTAATTTTTTACAGGTTCATGTGTCTTTACGAATATGTCAGGCTTGCATATCTTTACTGGCAGCTAAACACCCCTAGAAATTAATCCAATCGAACTTAGAACGTGTGTGTACATAATCATCATCGTCATCTGTAAATCTACGATAACGTCTGCCCGTAGGGTCTATTCCAGTTTCCAACGAACCGTGCGTTGTTCCCCTACCTAAAAGCCTGACCGCAGTTTCCAAACAGTCAGGGCCGTCATCGTACCTACCTTTAGGGAAGTTACCTAACTGATTTAAAAGCTCTAGCTGATTTTTTCTAAAGCGAATGAAACCGTTTTTAATGTAAGGTACTAAAGTCTGTACTCTCAACACCTTATCTTTGTTGTGCTTAACTTCTGTGGTTGGTAGAAAAATTCTGCGCTGTTGTGCTTCTCTAATTAACTGCAAGCGAAGCAACTCCTGGAATAGATTAACCTCAACCCCAAACCGGGTATACTTATATTCTTGTGCTTTTTGCAGTATCGTTTCCACAATTCTATCCGGGGGCATCCGTTCTATTACCGCATCAAGAACATAAATATAACCGTCATCACCTCTACCTACTGTGATAATTGCTGTGAAGTCACTCAGCCTAGTCTTACCTAATGAGGGGTCTACTGCACCCACAACGTCTATAATATTGACAGTTTTAAAGGTATCATCATCGTAGTATTTAAACCACTCCTTATCAAAGATACAATCAGCCGGGTTAATCGGTTCGTTCTGATACTCTGCCTGAAATGCTAGATCACCAATCTCTGTAAATTCTCGCATTAAAGTTATGTAAGGCTTACCTTCAGGCCACAAAACCTCAGTACCGTGTAACAATTCATCCTTATGCTCTTCGTAAAATTCAAAGGATTCTTGCTCACGCTCTTCTTTACTCTTACTTAAATTGGTATAAATATTCTTCCATTCAGTCCATAAAGGAGATTCACTCCAAGTAATAATGGATGAAAATTTCTGGGCATCCCAGGCATGACTATTCAAAATCCTATCGAACACACAATCGTATGATAGGATTGTACCTACATAAATAAAATCTGTGCGCGCGTTGCCTATAGGCATCAAGGTACGCATTAACCAGTTGTGGCGTTTGTTAATACGTTCCACTGTCTGTACTGATAGCAAATCTTCCAGGTCATCCAAGATAACTAAGCTAGGTCTGTTTTGTGCTTTCCTGGTACCCAAAATACTGCTCTCTGCTCCAGCGGCCATAATAATAGAACGCCCTTGAGCGTTCTCGATAGTAAGCAAATCACTACGCCAAATTGACCCCCGGATGTCCCCATAATCAGTAAGTACATGATCATTACCTTCGCAGGAGGTTCTTATATCATTCAAGAAACCTAACGCTTGAGTTTCAGTATCAGATAACTCTAAAGTAAAAGCTCTACGTGCATTAAGAGAAGCATACTCCGGGGTAAAGAAGTTAAAGATGGTACTCTTAGCATACCCTCTAGGCCATGCCCGAGCCATTCTCGCACGAGAAGGAGGCATTCGCAACAAACCAGTTATTTCAGCATACGCCCGTTCATGGAACCATCCAACAGGGAATTCAAAATATTCTGGATGATAAGCCCGCGCAAAGAATTCCACACTTCTTTCCCCTAGCTGGCGGCGTAAGCCTGCCTTACCCCACAAGGGTATTTCTTTGGCTTGTTCAGCAATACTTTTGGGGTATAACTTGTACAAATACTCATCACACAAGAGCCTTAAATATTCTTTATAATCTTGTTCTGCAAACTTAGCCCCCAAAAAATCAGGCATCTATAACTTTACCTTCTTCCAAATCCCGTAAGGTGGGTACGTTTACATTAACCTGGGTCATATTTATTGCACCACTACCTCCGGCTTTCTCTAAAGCACCCAACATATTAAATACAACCTGAGCAGCTTTAACATCCCCGGCGGCAGCTTTCCTACCCACAGCGTCCAAGGCAGCCGGAGCGTAGGCTGTGGCACTAGCAGCTAACCGTTCCTTAAATGTGCGCAGGTATTCCTCAAAAGTAAGGGCGTTCTTGAACGCCCACCTGAAGTCATCGTCAGTAACCTTGCCTTTATTCTTAGATAAAGAAATAATCTTATCGTCAATATTCTGGATTAATTCAATCAGTTCTTCATTTAATTCTCGTTTAACAGCTAACTTTTTAGTCATATATCTACCCCCACCTATGCCGATGGTCTACCAAAGTACAAAAGGCTTCTTTAAGATCATTGTCATTATGAAACTTCTTAGACGCTATTACTTCAGCGATAGCATAATATAATTTAAGATCACTCTCGGACATTAACATCAAAGCATTATGTATAGCCCCAAAACAACTAAGCTCAACCCGTCTTTCCTGAATAAACATATCCTTAGTAGGAATACCTAATTTCTCTGACACATCCAATAGCACGTTAATACGATAGGTTGCTGTCGTAGTTTTACGATTAGTCCCAGAAAAATGTGGAACCAGATTATATTTAATAAATAATTTTCTTCTTTCTTCTGGTTCTTTATTAGCATAAAAATAGTGGGGGATTAGTGCATCTACAGATAAACCTTGTTGCCACGCAGTAAAAGGAATCTTGTGGAATTTAGCACCATAATAATACTTGTAGGTTTTCTTTTCACGTAGTTCTGTATAGTAACTAAGTTCATCAAAGAACAAACAAGGGTCAACACCAAATGCCTGGGCTAGAGCTAGTATATAATACCAATCAATATTAACTTTAGGTCTTTGTCTAGTCCGGCCATTCCACCAGTATGATAAAGGAGTGCTAATTAATTTTTTGTAGGTACTTTCTCTAATCTCTTCAGGAATGTGGCGTTCAGCAAATTCTTTTGGAGTACCCGGATAATTGGCTAAGTATATATTAAGTGCTTTATAGTCAACAGGTAGCAGAATTTTATACCCTTGCCAACTTTCTTTAAACTTAGAATAACTGGTAAACCCACCGAAACGCACAAAGTATTCCCCCTAAAAACGGTTCAGCGTCCCACCCCCACGCATTTAAGAACCGTACATCCCCACAAGAGCCTGTAATCATTAAGCCCCACCCATACGTGTTTCCACGTAATGAGCAGGGCTTTGTCACCGCGCGGGGACCTGCCAGTGCAGGCCCGCCTATAAACATATTGTATAAAAATACAACCTTTATTGGTTGCGCAAATAAAAACGCACCACAGAAACGTGAAGAGGTGTCCAGTACCTCAATCTCACGCATCCCTAGTGCGTTGTTGTGTATCCCAGGGTACACCTAGAGCTAGTATAAGTATAACTAAAAATTACAGGTTAGTCAAGTTTTTCTTATATCTTTTCTACAAAAACATTTACGCGATCCCCCTTAGCCCTTTTAATAGTAACAAATCCTGTTTTATGTAAATTCTCCAGAGCTTTCTCAAACATACCGGTACCGTACCTTTGGCACACACCCAAGCGGTATAATTCTCTGCGATTAACTTCCTTACTTGATTGTAGTTTTCTCATTATTATCTGTTCAATTCTAGCTATATCATTTTTAGCGTCAGGTGGCTTTAAATCTACTCTAACCAAATATTCATAACGTAAAAGCATAATCACTTCACGAATAGTATCCGCACTTATTTCTTCTAGTTCCCCTTTGCTTAACGATAATAAAATTGCTAAACGTAATCCATAAGCATCTAAACGCCTAGCACATTCAGGGTCACTACGTATCATGTTTAGCAAATCCTGTAAGTAAAACGAACTCCAAAGTTCTTTAGCTTCTGGTGACATAACAATTGTTTTCGTATGTGGTACTTTAACCGTCTTGTCACCAAAGCTAATACAAGGGCCAGCATCAATTTGTAATACCAATTCTTTTAGAGCATCTTTCAAATAATCCAGAGAATCACCAAACGAATCAGGTATAGCCATTCTTTCAGTATCTTCAGGAGCTACTAACCACATTCGGTTGAACAGACCGCCTTCGGTCATTTTGCCTGACCACATAGAATTGAAGGTATCTATCGTAGAAGCACTAATAATATTTAAGTAGGCGTTACCAACACTCAACGACTTGCTTAATGAGTAATACTCAAAGTTAGTATCTTCATACAACTGCTGTAATACTGGAGCTAACACACTACCTTCCATACTACCACGACTCATTACTTCTTCAAACTCGTCTACATACCACAATAGCTGTGCTAAACCTTTGGGGTTCTTTTCTCCTAACGTAGACAACTTTCGAAGTATTCCTTCACCGCTACCGAAGTAACCACTAAACACTCTCTCAATGAACGTGTCGCCTAAAGCATCAGCAAAAAATTCTACGACAGACTTAATAGCCACAGACTTCCTGCTTAAACCACTCTCACCCAAAAGAATAGTGTACATTGTAGGTTTAACCCTAAGACTGGTATCCAATGTATAGTTACCACATACCAGTGTGCTGAAAACAGTAAGTGCTGAAAAGAAAAGATAAGATAAAGAAGATTCCGAATATTTGCTTAACCCCTTGGCAATATCACCAATTATTCCCGTACATGCTTCTACAGGGAAAACAGGAGTATTAATTTCTGGTTCTGTTATTTCTTCTTCTGTGCTGTGCCCGTTGATAAATGTTAATGTCATTTCTCCTGCTATAGCTTCTTTGGTTATGTTAATACAATCTTGCCAACGATCAGGACGGTCTTTAAACTTAGACTGGTGTACTGCTGCACCATATACCGCAATTGCTATTTTACGTTTTTCATTGACGCTAAACACACCATTCTCAACTAACAGCCGCGCTAACTTATAGGACCAACCAGAGCGATCCCAACCATCAATCCGACTTCTAAAATAATTACCATGAATAAACGATTGAATAAGACCTGACTCTTCTCCAGCATCCCCTTCTAACATAATGTCAATTTCAGAAATTACTGCTTGTATTTCAAGAACTGTGGGTTTATCACCAAATTCTTCATTATCAACAGTTGTCTTACTTTGCTGCTTCTGTTTGGAAATTTCCATTATTTGTTTGGGCAACTGTGTGATTTCGTAATCATAAGGAGAATACTTCCAAACATATACATTATTTGTAACAGGATGGATACTAGGTGGAGCAACGACCATTGAACCATTACCTCGTACCTCTACCCCATCCATAAGTTTAAAAGTTTTTAAGTCACATTCTCCTGTGTAGTCTCTATAATAGTAGTGTAACCCGTTATCTTCGCCACCTGTTAACACTTGCACTGTTGCAGGTAGCTTAAACCCCAAAACCTTTTCAATCTTTTCTGAAGACCCCCCATGCCGGGGGTCTATGTCTATTACAACCAACCTTTCACTGACTTCCCCACAAACTACCCCAATGTTATAGCATTCTTTTTGGGTAATTTCTGACCACCAGTTTTCTATTTCTCCTAACCCTGGTGGATTCTGCTGGTATCGTTCCCAAGAAATTGCTGGTATTTTATCCTTGTGGCGTAAAGGTATGATTGAACATTTAGATTGAAAACGGAGTTCTGAGGCATGATGCAGAAACTCTTTAAAGTCCGGCAAACAAAACCCCCCTCTCCTATGCAATTAAGAAAGATCATTCTAATATAAATAGATCACTAATTTGACAGTTCAATACGGAGCAAAACTTAGCCATAACGTCCATGTCGATCATCTTAATATTTTCGTCATGGTAATATCTGCGTACAGTATGAAACGCTACCCCGGTTGCGTCCACTAAATCTACCATACGCATTTTACGTTTAGCCAAAACAACTGCTAAATTACATTTAAACCTCATAAACTGACACCTCCTTAGTTGTGAAAAATGTGGTAAAACCATTGTAACAACCATTACACTGAATGTCAACACCTTTTTATTACCATTACAAAACTTTTAAAAACTGCCTGTACATGTTATACTTTACCAAAATAAGGAGGTGTTGCTTATGCCAAATAAGTATGAAGGGTTACGAGAAATATCTCCAGCACCACTACGAGCAGTTACAGTGGTTAGTCTTACAGGTAAAAAAAGTAGATCGTCGAATAATAGTAGAAAAAGAAGAAAGCCCAATAACAAATCTTCTGCTTGGATTAGAAACTATATGGAAGTCTAAATGGTTGACATTTCCATGTACAAGCTGTTACACTTAGTGTAATACTTAATGAAAGGAGTGTATCTAAGATCACTATGGAAGTCAAACTTTTAGCGGCCTCTATTTTATCCCCTGAGTTTCCTGCTGTACCTGGCCTTACCTCTTTTGATTCTTTAATTGCTTACGCTATAGCTGACTGCTATCAAACCGAACCAAATGACAAAGCCATTATTCGTTGTCTTTCCTCCGGACATACCAGCGTAATTGAACATCTTTCTTTTACTTTCAGTGTGCGTGGGATAAGCCGTGCTTGTCTAGCACAACTTACCCGCCATCGTATTGCAAGCTATACCGTAGAGTCACAACGTTATACCGATTATAGTAAAGAAAACAAAGACCTTTCTTTTGTCGAACCACACCTACCAGACGCTATTCCTGATAAAAACAAAGAAATTGTGTTAGAACATATTAGAGACAGCTACAACAATAGTTTCCGTACATACAAGTATTTGCGTAGATTAGGGGTACCTGCCGGAGAAGCTAGATTCGTACTACCTAACGCTGCCACTACCAACCTTACTCTAACCATGAATGCCCGGTCTTTACTTAATGCTTTCAGCCTACGGTTAGATAAAAGGGCACAGTGGGAAATCCGAGAGCTATTCACTAAAATATACCACATTGTTTCAGAGCTAGCACCCGTTACTTTTGGACAAATTTTACTTGACTAAAGGGGGAATTCTTTGCGTTACGCTAATTTACTGTTATCTTTTCTGCTCTTATTCTGGACTACCGCTACTGTTACAGCGTACACTCCCTATGAGTGTGGGGGAAATCGTATAACTGCTTCCGGTAAAGAAGCCCAGGAGTATATAACTCTAGCGGCTAGTGACCACATCCCTTTAGGTACTGAGGTATATATACCTTCTCGGGGGTGGGGTGTTGTAGAAGATCGCATGAATTCCCGGTATAACCGAAAATATCAGGAGAATCCTCGGATAGACATTTTTATGGAGGAACCCCAAAAGGCTAAGGAGTGGGGTCGTAAAGAAATACAAATCTATATAGGAGGAAAAACAGATGAATCAAAACCCAATAGGACCTTGTATGCCTCTGGAGAAATACGTGAAAATGACGCAAACGCAGAAAACAGTAACCGAGAAATTGATGCTTCAGATAAAGGAACTAAATCCCAACAACCCCGAACACTTCGGGAAATTATTAGATTATATCTTACAGGGTTTACAGGAATTGATGATACAGAAAAATTCTTCTTACGGTTACAGAAATATATCTGAGTTAGGGCAAAAAGGTGTTTTTGTTCGAGCTAAAGATAAACTAGCTAGGATTCAAAATTGTGTTTGGGAGGGTAATGATAATAGTGTACCTGATGAAACTATTGCAGATACGTGGCTTGATTTAGCTAATTATAGTATACATGGTTTTATTCAACTCATTCAGGAAAGGACGGTTGATAATGTCTGATACTCCTGTTTGTTACTATTGTGGACAAGGTATGATCAAGTGTAGATATAAAAATTTAGATTGTTGGTTGTGTACAAACTGCACAATTGTAATGCATATTAAAAAAGATGGTACTGTACAAATTTTACACAGTTAATTTAATAAGACTTAGCCTGGAGAAATCCAGGCTTTTTTATTTCCTTAAAATACCTGTAAGGTACATTAACACTTTAGCTACAAAACACATAATGTAGTAATACCTAAATATATGAAGTAGTTTCTATTTAACATTGTTTTTAAAAGGTATACTAGATGCTGTTTTATTGGGGGTGTTATGAGCTTATTTCAAAACTATAAAAGGAAATGTTGAACAGAAAGGAGGGAAAAATAAAAACACTATGTACCAAGCTATGCCAATTTTAGTATTAGCTGCTGGACTACAGATAATGACAGTTATTAACAATTGCTATTACCCTAAAGCGGTTCAAGTAGAATTATCCAGCCCCACTACTGGTTACATAATTTACAAAGAAAAAATCAAAGGGCCAATTATCATAGAAAAAACTACTGAAGGAATAACTGTCAAGTTTGAAAACGGAAAAGTCTTTAACTCCAAGGATCGTTATGACAATGCCGTTATTAAAAAAGTTAAGGAGGAATTAAAAAATGCCCACTGAATACATCATTTCAGGCTTTATCTGGTACCTAACTATGAGCTACACAGTATTCCACATTGTGGATGATTGGTGGTGGTAAAATGGATTTCACTTTCTTAACTGCTCCTAGTCTGTATGATTACTGGATTACTACCTGGAACAACAGCCCCCACACTTTAAGCACCTATTTTAGTAAGTGTACCGGGGCAGGTATCTTAACTGGGATCGGGGTATCTTACATTAACCACAAGTATGCTCCTTTTACCCGGCGTATGCGTGAATCTATGAAATATTCTGAACTAACTAAAGAAGTTAATGGAGTCAAGAAAACTCCTAAACTAATGAAGAAAAAGAAAACTGCTTACGGTTGGGAGTTAGTTTACATGCTACCCTACGGGTTATCCCTGGCTGACTTTGAAAAGAAACGCAAGGTACTGGAAGAAAACACTTGTTCAGAATTACAATTCAGTGTCCGGGGTAGACGGCTTAAAATTTCTGCTGCGGTAGGGGAACTCCCGGATCAAATTAAGTTTGACCAAAAACTAGCGGAGGTGTTAAGAAACAGCAACAATGAAAAACTTATATCTAGTTATCGGCTTAACCAGAAAAGGCGTAAAAGTAATCGACATAACCAAACCCACAAGCTGTCACGTTCTAGTAGCCGGGCTGACCGGGGCTGGAAAAAGTACCTACCTAAGACAGTTGCTAACTTACTTACTACTGACGTACAACCCAAGGCAGGTGCAACTACATCTGATAGACCTCAAAAAAGTAGAATTGTCGATTTTCAAAAATACCGTACACACAGAAAAGGTGGCCTTGAGCCTAACCACGGCCATTAATACTCTATCAGACATAAACCAGGAAATAGATGGTAGATACACTATGTTTGAAGAAGCTGGAGTAACCTGCATTGATAAGTATTGCACTAGAATGACCCAGATACCACACCACATTGTAGTGATTGATGAACTGTCTGAATTCGCTATCGGTACAAGAGAACCTCGGGCTGATGTCAAAAGAATGAAGCTGGCTTTCCATAATGAACTGGATAGAATAACCAGACTAGGCCGGGCCGCTGGAATTCACGTAATAGCTTGTACCCAACGCCCGGATAAGGATTCCTTACCGGGGTACATCAAAGCCAATATACCAGTTACCGTAGCTTTCAGGGTACGCAACCGTATCAATTCCCAAATAGTTACTGACGGAGATTTCGCCGCAGAATTACCAGCCCTCCCCGGCAGGGGTATCCTGCAACATGGTTTAACGCAAACCGAATTTCAAACCATCTACCTGGAGGAAGAAGAAGCTCTTAACTGGCTTAACAAAGCCAAAGTTATTGTGGAAAAGACAGCACCAGAAAATGTTAAGCAAAGGAGGAAAGGAATTCTAACCCATGAACAATTACCAGAAGGGATTTAATTATGATATGCAAATTGTTGACCTGCTTAGTAACCACAGCTACCTAACCAGTAAACATGTGGCTGATATGGTATATGGTAAGAAGTCACAAAGCCTGCGTCTATCCAGAAGAAAACTACAAAGTCTGTATGAAAGAAAGTACATTAACAGGTACTATCTGGCCAAAGAATTGGGATACGTCTACTACGTCCATGAAGGTAAACCCAGTTTCAAAGTACACCACTGGCTGAGCATTAATGAGGTTTACGTAGCAACTGAGAACCATAAAAACTCCTGGCAAAGCATTGAAACCTTTGAATTAGAGCCATGTCTTAAATGGAATAGTGGACAGATACAACCAGATGCCTTTGTGGTTCTCAAAGTTACCCTGGATAAAAGAAGAACCCTATTCTTGGAAACTGATCTCGGAACAGTGGCCCTGAGTAAGTTTGACAAAATCCAGAAGTACACAGAACTTTATCGAACAGATGTTTGGTTAGATACCAAGTACGCAGTCCAGGGTGAATTGTTTCCTATTATATACATAGTAACTACCACCGACAAACGCGCCAAAGCCATCAGCAACAAAATCGAAAGTGAAAATGTGGAAGGGCTTACCTTTGTGGTGAAAACAATAGCTAACATCAAGGAAAAAGGATTATGGTAAGCATAATCATCTTCAAACCGTTACGAAAGATTGTTTCGACCTTACTCCCGGTTTTGATACTACCAACACTAAATTTCTTGGTGTAAGGCCACAGTAGGGGGCATCCAGTAGGATTAAGCATATCAAGCAAAACATGAGACACATACCCCAACCCCAACCAGGGGTTAATGAGTAAGGCCAACCCACAGGCTAACAAAGAGTGTGTGACTGTACGGTGCTTAATGCAGGGAAGAATACCTACCGGACTGTTCTTGTGATCTACGTCAGGTAACAAAGAACCCAAACCAACTAGAGCGTAACTCCACAAGGGGGGATGAAATAAAAGAAGGGCTGAGCTAACCCCAAACCAAATATGCGTGTTTCCTCGCACAACCTCATACCTCCAGACTAAAGGGGCAGTTAACCTGCCCCTTTAAAGTTACCGCATATTCTGTGAAGCAAACGCAATCATTCGCCGAACCATTTCGCCACCGACAGCCCCACAATCCTTAGATGGCACGTTCCCCCAGTAACCATCCCTTACCTTACTTCCTATACCCGTAGATTGCAGTACCTCCGCTTTCAGCCTATCCAATTGCTGATTACTCAGCTTTCCTCACCTCCTGGGTATAGTATGCTCAGTTTTAAGAACACTATGCTGGATGATTGTGGTTAGGCTGTGGTGGCGTAGTCACAATATTTCTGTGGGATATGGTATTCCGTTTGGCATGGGCATCACCTCCTTAACAATCTTCTTCTATGTACCAAACACCATTCCTTATTTCTTCTCTAGTAGGTGCGCATCCAAATGTATCTTGTAACGTACCCTTAGACTTTTTATAAACCGTACTGGTAGTACCTTTACCTACATCATTAAGTTCGCAACGTATTGTTTTTTCGCCAAAAACCCAGGCGTGTACAGCTTCCGGCCATGTTACAGATTTTTGAATTATTATCCAATCAGCATACATAAAACTACTATTAAGCTCAGCCAACGATCCATCAGGATGCATAATAGCTCCAATAATATTTATCCTTATATCTTGTACTTTACCGTTAGCATCCCTGAACCTTAGTGCAGGATTCTTCTCAATCATTGCCAGCATTTCGCTTGTTTTCACAAAGACACCTCCTTAAAAATTATAAAGTAAAACACTCTTTAGCTTGTCATCCTTGTCCAAGTATTTACCCCAAAAAAGCATTACGTCAACAAACAACACACCCCCCGACGGTAAACTGTCATCTTTTACCAATAGCACTGTTTCCATGTGTACCCCCTAGTGTAAATATTAGCCTATCCAACCAGAAAAAGATTAAACCCCCTATTAAATTACTAATAACTGCTGCGCGCCATTCCCCCAGGTAAGCTAAGTACACCATAACTATAGCAAGTATTGGGGTACTTAATTGCCAACGTACTAGATATAGTATGTACTGTTTCCACAATTGCTGTCACTCCTTAGAAAACGTTATCCAACAAATACTTAGGCAGTTTAATAGACTTACTCTCCACATCGTTTGTTAACGTCAGATGTTTAAGTTCTTCCCTTAAAATAGTACGAAGATCATTGTTATGCAAATCTTGTAATATTAACCGTCTAATGTAAGCACTAAAGTTTTCTTGACGTTTAATGTGTTCCAGTAACACCGGATCACGGTCATTAAAGTAGATTACCTTTCTGATTGGCATAAACAATTCCCAACTTTCTGTAACCTTTGGCATTGGTAGTAACCGGATCATCTACTAACTTTAACTGACTAAAGTATTGCCCCAACGCTTCTTTCATATTATATGCTCCACCACCGCAAAGTATTACCATATCATTCCTATTAAGGGAAGATATTCTTTTAGTCAGGTCAGCAAACAGTCTCCGAGCCAACGCTTCCGCAACGATATCCCCATGCTCCATTTCCATGTACCCATAGTTTAAACTGCCACTGTCCAGGTCATGTACCCTGCCCTTTAATATGGTACAGTAGTTAAACATACGACTCCCCAAATCCAGTATCCTAATAACCGGAACCTCTAACAAAGATTCATTCTTAATCCTTCCTTGGTTATCCAGCAACAGGTCAAACCAAGCACCAACCCCCTCGGCCACAATAACCAGATCATTGTTATTGGTAAACAGTTTAGCTGGTTTATCGCCTACCTGTACCTCCCACACTCCGTTAAGCAGTTCTTGTAACTTGGTTTTGTTCTCCGGGGTACGCTGTGCAATGGGTAATCCCACAGTAACCAAAGGATTATTAAGACTGCCCCGATTAGAAGCCAGACAGAAAGCAGTTAGGAAAAGTATCCTGGTTTCATCATGCAACTTACTGGCACTCGCCATTTCCCGTTTATCCCTGGCCTCTTCTGCCAACCAGCCCACAAAGTAATCAGTATCCTCAATATTAACCAAATAATCCAAATTACTATCCAACCGCAAGTCCCTGGCACTACCCACTTTACTGGGAAAGGTATATACAATACCATTATCCCCTACCGCCTTGGTAGTGTGCCGTCCTACATCAATACCGATATACTCCATTTGTAACCTCCTTTAGTGTATTACTTTTACACTACATAGTATATGCAGAAGTATTACAAATGTGCCTACTAATTAGGTAGAATAATTTTACTTTTGGGGGGTTTGTCTGGTGGCGGTATAACTTGATACATCATGTAACCTTCGTCTGTGATAGTAAACTCAAGTCGATATTTGTTGATGTCTGGGTAATTTTTGGGGTCAATAACTAACATCAAGTCTTTGGGGTTAGCCATTAAAATGAATGCTATCAAAGAATTAACTAAACTATTGGCTGTTTTCGTAATGCCGTCTAACTGTTGGTTCTTTGCTTCAAGCATACCTAACAAATCTTGTTTACTATAACCATTCACTGTAAAACCTCCTTCCATTAATTTCTTACTTGACACACTGGTTGTCTTACCCTTATCATTTAAAGTAACAAAAACAAAAGGGTTCCTAACTGTTTTTGTTTAAAGTTCTACAGTTTTTACAAAACCCCAATGTCTAGGCCCTTCTGGAATCCCCAACCAGAAGGGCTTAACATTACCCTTCAATCCTCTCGATTAACACTTCGATCAACCTCGAACCCATTAGGATATCTCTTTTTCAACTTCTCTATATTCTTAATTGCTACGTCCTCTAACCGTACACCACATACCCGAGCCAACTTAGCTATGTACCACAAACAATCCCCTGCTTCTTCTATAAATTTATCTTTATCTATTTCGTGTCCTTGGAAAAAAATCTTCTTTAAGTGATCCATAACCTCTCCAGACTCACCAACCATTCCCATAGCAGCATTAAGTAATGCACCGTGTATTGTTTCTATTTCATCGTAATCCACAAGAACATCTGTTCTAGCCGCCAACCTTTGATATTCATTAAAGTTCATATTATTTACCTCCTTCAAATTCTTCTTTTGTTGGGTATCCGGATTTCCCTGTTGGACTTTTTATTTCGACACAGATTACACTTGCCTACTAAATCGGATTAACCTGTTGGTGCATCGACTATTCCTCTGGATATTTAATAATATCTAAGGTATCAATATACCCGTCGCTAAAAGCCACAAATAATTTGTCAAACATATCAGTAATAAAACTGGCACCCGTTTCTGAATCAATTTCATCATGTAGATGCTGAGCCACAAGTTCCGCAAATGCCTGTTTTTTACCACGCTTTACAACTGTCCCATCTGCATTATCGGGTAAGTAATTAAATGCACAAACAAGCGTAGATATAGGTATTTCAATAACTAACTTTTTGTCATCAATGGCAGTCTTATAACCTGTTCCCTTCTCTTTAAATTGTTTCACAGGGTCGTGCCCTCCCTTTCGGCTTATTGTGTTGCTGATTAACAACAACTTTGGAATACGTCCATTACCAGTCCATAGTCCTCGCCCTGTATCTCTGGATACCACATTTGTCCCTTCGATTTTAGTTTTTCAGCCTTACCTAATCCAAGCATAAACTCAAACCTCCTTACTCTTTTCCTCTTTTAACTCTGCCATAATCCTGTCTTTATCCGGGTGATTAGCCAATTCCGGGTCAATTATAACCTCAAACTTCTGGTCATCGGCGTACTGATCCTGCATAAACTTCATCCAATCAAAACTAGCACCTTCTTTCTTCTTTTTCCGGGGCGGTTCTTCTCCAGCAACCGGAAAATTCGGTATTAATGGTGGTAAATCCTCCCTTCTACGGGGTAATTCTTCCTCCACAAGTGGCTTAACCTTCCTTTTAGGCAGCTCTTCCACTGTTTCTACTGGTTTTACCCGTCTTTTCGGAAGGTCTTCTTCGGTTTCCACAGGGTTTGCCCGGCTTTTCGGTAGCGGCTCAACGTATGCCTGCAAACCAAACCGTTCATCAAAGCTTTTCTCCGGGTGCTTTGGTGGTTTTCTCACTTTTTTCCTGGGTTTTCTCTTTTCTTCCCATATTTCACTGGCTAATTTGTTGGCGTAATCCTCTACCGCTTGACTTATTAACTTATCTGTAACGCTCCTAAACCTATTGTAAAAGTAAAGTATCCTCCTTCTCGAAGCCGTAACTTTTTTAAACTCTAACTCAACCCCCCTAAACTCAAGTTCATGTTTAACGGCTTCTTTTCTCAAATATTTTCCTAATACTTGTGGGTTAGCCGGATAAATCTCCTTCATCTGTTCCCTGACTCCCGGCATCTGATTAAGTTCGTCCCACAACTCACTAACCCTTCCTACCCACACCCTCTCAAAATCATGCTCTGACATATAAACAATAGCGTTAACTAACGGTTTATACGGCCTAACACTGTCTCTTTGTTCCTTCATATTGGTTCTTCCCCAAAGTTTACGCGGTCTACCGCGCCCCTGTGGAAACTTTCTAGCGAAATCCTGCACAACTTTAAGTTCTCCCGCCTCACTAGCAAAGTTTAACCGCATGTAACTTTTCCCTGAATGTCTAAATAAGTGCAGCTTAATTCGATACTCCTGGTATAATTTTTCCTTATTAAAAACCAGCAACCTACCAATTGTTCTACTATGTAGTTTTTGTACAACTTTATACCCCACAATACTATCCGCATGGTTCTTAAACACATTGTAATCTCCCACAAAACCACTCTTACTAAACCTAACTATGACAGCCACAGCTTTACAGAACTCGTCATGGTCAAAGTCCGGGGGTATCCCTTTCATAGCCACAGGTGATTAACCCTCCTTCCCATAATAACGCTCAACCCACTGTACCAACGCTTCAATTACACAGTCTCTTAACGTGCTTCTCCTTTGTAGCGCAACACTTTTAATCTTGAAATGCACTTCTTCTGGAACATCCACAAGTATTTTCTTAAGCATACCAACTTCCTCCCCTCTGTTTTATATCTGTTTCGTGTGTCTTGTGTGCCTTACCCTAATATCCTTACTTATATTATATATATTATATACAAATGTAAACCAAACAACAACAAAAACTTTTCGACAATTCCCCACACGGGGGTAAGCCCAATTTCCAATTAATTTACATCGCTTATTTTCTGTTTTTCGGTCCGATACATCGCTTATTTTCTACCACTTTAGTCGGTTATATGAATAAATTTTTACACTTGCGATTGCTTAATGTCAAGGCGGCCATTAATCGCAATCGACAAAAGTAAGCTAAGCATAAAAACCCCGAATTATCGGGGCTAAATACATTGCATAATTCCACATCGCTTAATTTTTACATTTCGGTCCGCTGATGATTACATCCAATATTCTGGTATGTATTAAGCCCCGATTTTTCGGGAGTTTTACCCCCTATCGGAGCTTATTTTTGTCAGCGGTTTGCCCCTTCAGCCCCCCCCCTACCCCCTGTATAAGCCTAAATCTACCATAAAATATGTAAGTAATGGCATAAACTAGGATATAAAAAACCATATACCAGATTAGGACCGATAACCTTGACAATACATCAATTATAACACACTAAAAACCCCATAATAATAATAATATATACATAGCTTAATATTGGATGTAATCATAAATTTGTTCACCCTAATTTATTGGTACAAGGCCGTAATACCGTTATTCTTACATAGTAGAAAAGCCCTTGACATTAAGCAATTGATTATGTAAAAAATTATTCATATAAAATAATACCGATATTACGGGGTTTGTGGTGTTAGAAAAAATAGATTAGTGTTATTTAGTGGGT